CCTCGCTATATTTTGGTAAAATTCCCCAATCCTGAATTTGTCCAAGCACAGCGGCATTTTGTTCATCAATACTTAGAGAAGCATTATCAAGCACACAATCATACTTATCAATAAATTCACTGGCTTTTTCACTATCATGGGAATCTTCTGATTCTGAGTTCCTGGTAAAGTAAATAACCTTACCGCCATTGTCGTGGACTTCATCAATTTCGTTTTCAAACCGGCAGTCGCCAATTAGTGTCAGTTCGGGGGTTTCTGCTTTAATCTGATTCATGGTAGCATCTATCCAAACTCTATCATGAATCCTTCGGCAGATGTTTGTGCCATAAAATTGCATAAACTCGCGAGCAGTCATATACCCACCTGGATCTAAACCTCTTTGTCCATCGTTTGAAACATTATCCCACAGAATATCGGTCAGGCTGTTCTTTTCTTCTTCAGTACCAAAGCACTGTTCTTTTGTAAGACCAAATAAACTCATACAGACTCGCTTTAGCGGGTCCGCGAAGTTGTAAGCTTTTACAAAAGACCAAAAGGTGCTTGACGCATAATTTATAAACGTGTCATTTTCTTGTGTTAGATCAAACACACCCATTGACTCAAACTCTTTGTCGTTTTCATCTCTATACAATGCATTGACTACAAGGTCGCCATTTTCACTAATATCAAACTTTTTGATGAAGCCGTGACGTTTCATTTCATAACCGTGAATGAAATTAACGGCTGTGGTTTTCCCACTTTGTTTTTTACCGGAAAAGGCTACGATGTTCGTCATCAACAATATCCTTGAATTTGCGGCTTGATCATTTCATCTACTTCTTTTATCGTCAAATCACCTATGTCATTAGAAGGCATGGTAATCTGGATGATATTGAAAATTTTACTGTACTTATCTACAATACTCTTAATTCCTCTTTGTCCTGCTTCATCACCGTCTAAAGCAAGAATGACATTATCTACCGAAGCTTCCTCCAGCAGAATCGACTGTTGCTCTGTCATCTTACAACCAAACAGACCCACACAGTTCATTATATCTGATTCGTACATCCTAAGTACGTCACCTTGTCCCTCAACCAAAATAATTGAGCGATTTTTCTTTATGTGGGAAAAAGCTTTGCCGTAACCATACAGAGAATTACCGCTATGAAAACCTTTTGAATTTATCCATTTCTTGGCTGGATTCTCTTCAATTGATCTTCCGACAGCACCGACCATGCTCGTGTTGGTTCTGTCGTACACCGGAAAAACCGTTCTGTTGAACATGGGTTTTTGGGGCGAGCTACAAAATCCCACATCGAATTCCTTTAGCACCTCAGCGGAAAATCCTCTCTTCAAATAATATGGGCAGGGAATTTCCAGCCCCATCTTGACAACTTCTCTAGAACAGATTAAAGTCTCTTCTTTGTTCTCATGGAAAATCTTGGTTATTAAGTCTTGGTTGTCAGTCAGATCTAGATTTGTTTCATATCCTTCAATGAACTGATTTATGTAATTGACAGTCTTTTGAAATGATACGTCTTCGTCTAGGCGTTTTTCTAACATAGCTCTAACAAATCCTATCATGTCATTATTATGGTCTTCATGACATTTTCTGGAATTGCAAAACCAAGAGCCAAAATAATTACATGTCTTATCTACGTTGATATTAAAGGCAAATGCATTATCACCATCATGAATGGGACATGGACCCACCAGTTTATCGTTCAACAAAAATAGATTGTCAATATTGAAAGACTCTAGAATCTTTTCTATATTAGCCGCCGCCTTCTTGTTGATTGCTATCTTCTGGCTCTGCGTTAGCAAAACCCTCGTCCCTCTCTGCCCTTTGACGTTGGACTTCTCTAATTGTACCGAGTTCTTCAATCTTTGATACCTCACCTAACATGTTCATACATATGTAGCCGTTTTCCAAACCCGGCCCGTGTCTACTAACTACTGGTATTAGTTTTCTGTTTCCTCCTACAGTAGCACCGCCATCTGCCGCGATCTCTTCTTCTGTTTTGTGCTTAAAAATAGAAAAAGATGTACAGAGCCAAATTAATCTGTCCGAACCAGAAACAGCGTCTTCTGTTTCTTTAGTAATTCCGTCGCGGTTCAATTGGACAAAAGACAGGCACGGTACATCATATTCTACACAGAAATTATGCAGTTGTGTAATTTGAAAACCTAAAGCTTGAAATTCCGCCAGATTATTATTGATACTTTCAGATGACATCAACTTCAAGTAGTCATAGATAATCAAGCAATCTTTCATTCTGCCATTTTCATCATACCCTACCTCTTTTAAAAGCCATCTACGTGCTATTGATAAGGTCTCTTCAAATGGCCTGCCGGAAATATTAATATAGTGAAATGGTGTAGCTTTTAACTTCTGAGCGGCATCATCAACTTTTTCAATTTTGTCTTCAGTGTCAGTAAATCTGCTGCTGGAGATATCATTGATGGGGATGTCGCTGATATTAGCTAGAAGACGGTTCCAGTGATCTTCAGTATTCATCTCAGTATCTAAAACCAGAACCGGAATTTCTCTAGTAGCTACTGATAAAGCAATATTATCCGCGATTGTACTTTTACCGGCTTTAGCTCTTGCCCCAATCAAGTCTACACACTGACGACGCAAACCACCCCCAATGGCTTTATCAAAAGTTGGGTATCCCGTGCTAATTCCGGGGTCTTTTACTTCGTTCTTTTTAAGGTTTTCAACATATTCAGATAAGTTTTTACCAATCAGTTGGGGTGTACTTCTATCTTCCCGAATGTACTTTAAAGCAATATTTTGTATTTTATTTTCTGGTACAGCCAGAATTTCAGACATGTTTTCATCACCATCAACCTGACCAAGCTCCAAATAGATGGTGCGAAGTTCTTCTTGAATTTCTCTTGAAAATTGAAGCCTGCGTATTTTAACTGCGTGATTTCTGACATTCTCAAGCTCAACATTGTAATGCATCAAATGCTTGATGTGCTTAAGAACTTCTGCTCGTTCTATGTATTCATATAGATCTAACTGTTTAGCTGATGAAAGAATAGACGTTAGGTCAACTTTAGTTGATGTTGTCAATAATTTTTCTAAACATTTATAAATCACCTTGTTGTGATCTACAGTAAAGGTTTCTTCATTGATCAACGACTGAACATCAACATAAGCGTCTATCCCGTGTCTCATAATCCCAGAAATTACAGCTTTCTCAGAAGCCGTATTACTTACTGTTGGGACACTTTTCTCCGAGTTTGATGAGTTCACAGTGATACGGATCTCTCTTAAATTGTGGATGAATTGTTATATTTTTTTTACAGTCCTGACAAAACACCTCAACATCTGTGTACGGTTTTCTTTTTCTTTCTACAGGTTTGATATCATCATCTACTGTATTGTAACCATCTTCTTTGTCCTCGTCAAGACCAGGATCAAAATTATTCACAAATTCTTTTTTTTCGCTTTCTACTTTATTTAGATTCATAGCAAATTCCATATCAAGAAGTTGCACATTTTCTGGTTCGGGTGTGTAAGTTTCTTCTATTGGTACTGATGCGGTAGATACGACAGGAAAACTAATTTCCTCACCCGTCAACAATATATAAGATTCTTCAATGAGACTTTGGTTACTGGTCTCGATTCCTTCTTTTAGCTTTTGTAGGGCTTGCAATAGTTTCATTTAGTCCTCGCTAATTGATAAAGAATATCTATAATCTTTTTAATAGAATAGAATTTATCATCATAGAGTTGAATTGTAGTTTCTATCTTCCTTAATAGTTCTCTAATTTTATGAACAATTTCATATTTTTCACAAATGATTTGCTCTTTAGTTTCTTTTGTGGTATACTGAGGAAACGATTCTGTCGCTAAATAATGATTTAAGGCATCCAAAAAAGCAGCTTTAACAAACGACATTTTTGCTTTTTCTTCATTGAAATAACTTGTAAGTTTACTGAGGTGGGTTGTTATTACATAGGAATGGTGTAAAACATCTTCCCCGCTCATTTCTGCCATTTGACCTCGTGTTAGATTAAGTGATTCACAAACCACCGGATTGATATCAACTAGATCTAAGTGCTTAGACATCTCATACTGTTTGATAAAACTTTCAATTTGTTCCAGAAGCTCTTGTTCTTCTCCAGTAACATTTATTCTTTTACTAAGTCTTTCCATTTGTCTTCTTTATTATAGGGTAGTATGACAATTTTTATTTCGTTTAGTTCGCACCATTCTATTTTCTGCTTGTCTCTTTTTTTAGATTTGTAAAAATCAGCTTTTGTTTTGTGAAAGAAACTACAGAACTTATAATGCTGTTCACCATGTACTTCTACTATGAGATATTCTTTTGGTATGAAAAAATCAGCATATAAAGAACCGGTGTTTACGGTGTTTGAACCGGGGAGAAAGACCTCTTCAAACCTTGGTTGATACGGAAAAATTTTAGAGAGCAATTTTCTAGCTCGAAGATGGTATTGAGACTTTTTTTGTCTTCTTGATCTAGATTTGCTTTTGGAGAAATTTACTGTATAATCATTTCCATCTAAACCAATAACATTCATTCCAAAAACTCTTTCATTTCTTCTTGTAGAATTTTCATAACTTTAGGATTGGCCTCTAAATATTTATACAAATTAGCCTGACCTTGGAACTTGTATTTCTTTTCGTCCCATTCTTTATCATGTTTCTCCATGAATGCACAAGTATACCATGCTCCAGATTTATCAATAACATTAAAATCATCAGCCAACATGATTAGCTCTTGTACAAAGTCAAGGCCCTTGTTGTATCGAAAGTAACTAGTGGCATCTGTTCCACTTGCTCCTAAAGAAGAGGTGGCAATCTCCCATTCTATAATCTGCCCAATCTTTCTATCACTTTCCAACCAAGGTTTACTTCTTTTAACTTGAATAACCGTGTCAGTCTGGTATTGTATCTTGATACCGCCATCTGGTAAGTTCTTTTTACCAAAGCCGCTGGTGTTGGCAATCAGGTGTGATATCATAACCACAATAGTTTTGGACCTTGGAATAACCTGTCCCATACGTCGGGTGAAATCACCCATGATCTTAGGTAGCCCAGCACGACGCTCACCATTAACCATAGTTTGTAGGTCGCGTGACGGTATTAGACTGGAGACCGAGTCAATAATAACCACAGCACCTTCGTTTTCCGGTTTTTGAATCAGAATCTCTATGATACTTAAAAATTCTTCTGCACTTAAAATTCTATCTTCCGGAGCATGGACAATATCCATAGCCTCAAGATTGAGACCCATGATGCCCACTAGATTATGCGTCTTCAACCGCCCTTCGCCGTCCAGATAGATCACCTTCCTGCCCTCTTTTTGAGCATTGGCGGCGATTTGAAGGACCGTAGAGGTTTTGCCGGTTTTAGGCAGACCAATAACCGTCAACCAAGACCCTTCTTGAACTCCACCATTTAAAGCAAAATCTAAAGCAGGGCAGATTGGCAGAGTTTTTAACTTCTGTTTCTCTTCAAGTATTTCACTACCTTTTGATATACATTTTCCCAGTTCCTTTGTAAGCTTCTTAAGACCGTCTTCTTTTTCTTTAACCTTTGCCATCTATAATTCACTCCATAGATTCTTTTTGCCGAATGGTTTTCTTGTTCCTGACGTTTCTACTTCAGTTGGTACAAACTCTTGTTCTGTCAACTTTTCATATTTTTCAATAATTGGTATTAGCTTTTTGTTTGTATACGATAGCACATATTTTGCTTCTGGAGAATCAATAGCTTTAGATATTGCAATCATAGAATACTTTTGTAGTAATCTATTTGCGGCTATTACCTGACCTGTGTATGATCCTTTGTATTTGGGCAGATTCCAAAAGTTTCGCGGAAGTGCGCCTTCATTACTAACATTAGCTCTTTTTTGAAATATCTTTTCACAAAGTCTATTTCCATCATCAATTTTTGCCTCTTCGCCTTCTTTTTTAGAAAAGGCATCAAATTTACTATCGTATTTTTTTAATGGCATTTTGATAATACTTACTTTTCAAACCTGCGCCTTTGGTTGCATCTCCCTGCATTGAAGCAGCCTGCGTCATGCTGACCGCACCATGTTTCTCATTCTTTATCATGAAATCATCGGTGGTCGTTGGTTTTTCTTGTTGTTCTTCTTCTTCTTCTTTTTTTTGCTCCCTTTTGATCTTCTTCTGATATCTATCAATGACGGCTTCCGGAATTCCCAACTCTATCGCTAAACTTTTTGCCTCTGTGTCTAAATGGTTATCTATATAGAATTTTTCCAATTTAGTCATTCTATATCTTGTATTCGCTGCTTTTTTCTTAGCCATTTTGTTTCCTCTGGGCTATTACTAGAAATCTTATATCTCTTGTTTTAAGATATTTTATGTAAGACTTTAAACATTCAGGACTTACTTTTTTAAATGAGCATTCGTCCAACTTTCGACGAGAGCAATCGTTTCCCCAAGGATCAATCATATTATTCATTCTAAATAATACGTAGTGACTTAAAACATCAATTTGATCTGATTTTTTAGACACAGTTTTGGCGAAACATTTCTCATCATCTAAACATTCTTTTCCTTTATCGTTATAGAATGTTTCAAAATATGTTACAGGTTTGAAGAATTCATCCATTGTCAATATACCTATCTTTTTGCTCGCCAGTCATTTTTGCTATGCTTTTTAATTCTTGCCTATGTTCTTTCAGACCTTTATCTACCTGTTCATTTTTTATAGCGTCTTTTTCTGATACGCCGTAGCTCCCCATCTTTTTACTGTTTCTATCAGCTAGTTGGCCTAATGTAGTTGGTTCGCCCCTTACAAATCCAAGAAGTCCACCAGATAAGATTCTATTAAGTGTCATCTTTGTGCATTTTGGACACTTCTTTTTAGGCTGTTCGTTTATTCCTTGGGACACATCTTCCCATAAAAATCCACAGTTCGTACAAGAGTAATCATATGTTGGCATTTATTGACCACCTAAGAAATAATCATTCATATATAAAAATAACCATACCTGAAAAGTAAATACACCAAATGTAACTCTATGTACATTAAGTTTAGTTTTTTCTTTACCAAGTAAGAACGCATTTTGTAGAACACCTAAAACAATAACAGTTCCAGCTACTTTACAACCAATAAACAATGAAACGTCACCACCAGCAATTTTGATCAAATATCTACCAAAAGGGTTTTCTTCCATCGTGGGTAGGCTTCTGCTGAATTTTATTGCATAGTACACATCTATAGCAGAAATAAAACCAATCAGATACCACATCAAATTGAAGGTATATATTAAAGTGGGTGTTCTTCTGTTGTTGTAATTTCGCACTCTATTACCTTAATATCAGCGAACTTTAATTTTTCTCCTCTAGGTTTACGATTATTCCTATGTTTAACTATATTCTTTGCCGCAGTTTTTGCAGTACCTAAAGTTTTATAACACCAAGTCTTATTATATGTGACAATTTCATTACCGTCTTTATCTCTAACGAAGTATATCTTGTTCATCTTCTAAAGCCATTAATACGGATTTGATGATTGAGTTTCTTTGAATATCACCATGAGTGAATTCACAGATTCCAACACCACCAATATCGCCAAGCTTAGAAATACAAATCTTCAAACCACTACCATCCTTTAAATCTGTTTGTTTTACATCACCATTGATGATAACTTTACTATCTTCACCAATCCTAGTAATAAACATCTTAATTTGATCTAAAGTACAATTCTGTGCTTCGTCAAGGATCATATATGAGTTATGAAAACTTGCACCCCTCATTAATTCAAGAGGCTCAAACTTTATTATATCCTCCTGAAGTAATCTATTGAACCTTTCATTGCCAAGAAAGAACTTTAAATTTTCCTCCATCGGCTTTAAATATGGCTTAACTTTATCTCCAACTTCACCGGGAACTGCTCCAAGATTTTTCCCGGCACAAACTAAAGGTCTAGTTACAATTATCTGTGACGTTTTATTTTGCATCAAATGTTCAGCAGCAATACCCGCCGCAACAAAACTTTTACCAGTTCCTGATGGTCCAAAACAAAACGTAATATCATTGTCTACAATAGAAAGTATATATTCTTTTTGATTCTTAGTCTTAGCTGTTAATGATTTTGTTTTATATTCTTTTAAAGTTTCTGTCGTCTTCTTGACTCTCTTCATATTATCTACCTGATGAACCAAAACCTGATGAACCACGGCTAGTGCCGTCCAGTTCCTCAGCTTCTATCAAGTCGAAGTGTGGTACTTCTTGAAATAGAATCTGCGCAATCCTGTCGCCTTTAGCTATAAGATAAGTATTGTTTACATCTCCACCAAAATAGGCAATGTGGCTACGACTATTAGATAAAGCTACTCTTACTTCTCCCCTATAACTAGAGTCAACAACTCCTGCGTGACGGTGTATCCCTTTACTACCAAGTCCCGATCTGTCCCATATCAACCCCGCATAACCATCTGGAATCGCAAAGGCAATACCGGTGCTGATCAATTTTGTTTCTTCTGGACAAATTGTCATATCCTCATCTGCATATAAATCATATCCAGCATCTGTTTTTCTAGATTTCGTGGGTATTGTGGCGCTTTCTGTCAAGCGTTTTACCGAAATTCTCATACCATTTGTCTTGAAGATACTGTCCACAATATTGTTCCTCATAATTTAGTTATCTCACAAACACCACCAGCACAAGCTGACTCACCCTCAAAATTTGTATTGTCGTCTTTTTCAAAAACCTTTTTAAAATCAACGTCTACATATTCTTTTTTTAGCTCCGTCCACAATTTGTAATTGTAGACATCTTTCATACAGTAGGTAAGATTTCTATTTTCTGAATCAAAATATTTTGTTGAAAACTTTTTGCATCTTTTGATCCAGTCTTTTTTAGCCTGACCTTTTGGATGTTTACCAATACCAAGTAAACTATCACAAGCAGCCCATAGATTGTCTTCCCATAATTGTAAAGCAACTTCTATCAAACCTCCTACAAAAATTGCCCCATCGCCATAATGTGATACTATTTTACTTGGAAGATATATAGCGGTAAATGGTGCTTGGGGGTAGTCTTTATCACCTGTGACTGGGAGAAGAGAAATACCGCAAAACCACTTTCTGTTTTTATAGATAAAGTCTTCTACTTCTTCCCACTCATCGGCACGCACATTAATTGTATTACTGACATTATGAATCAGCCAAGGCTGGGTACATAAGCTCTTATTTGTTCCAGTAGACACCCAATTTTGTTGAGTAGATTTAACAGATTTCAAAAGCTCAATGGCGTCAATTTGGTTTTTAGTTTTTGATCCGGCAGGAACTTCAATACAAAATGAAATAACATCATCTGTATCATTAGCCGACCAAACAGATTCTTCACAAGCTCTTGGATTAATTTCCTTGAAATACTTATAGATTTCTTCCATCTTATTAGCTTGTACACGCCTGATGTAGCGTTTAGCGTGGTGCGGGTGAATTCCGCTAGATGTGCCTAAAATACAACTCGCCGTACCTTCCGGTTTGACGCAAGTGCATCGCGCTGCTTGACCTATGCCAATTTTTTGAGCTATTTCCTTATTGATCTGCTTAACTCGTTTTGCGGCTTCTTTCTGAAGCAATGGAGATAAACATATTTCATGTTGTTGCATAATGCCAGTCATGGACACACCAATGAGAGCCTCCCTCTCAATAATGTCTTTACTGGTATTTTCTAAATATCCAACATCAGTAAAACCAGCTTGTAAAGTACCAATGATAGCCGCCGCTTTTGCCGCATCATAAAAATCCACTTCGTCTTCAATTTTGGAGCAGTTGATAGTAGATAGATTACAAGCCTGCCAACCAGACTTTCCGGTCTTTTCACAAACAGGCCAAAATGAGATCTCGACACAAGGATTAACTAAAAGCTCAGTGCTATCAGACCAAACAAAACCTGGCTCGCCAAATTCCTTTACAGATTTCATTAGTTCTGAGAATTGTTCCGTAGTTGTCTCATCACGTACTAATAAAGCGGAATTGTTGCTACGTCCTCGCTGCGGATTTTCTTTTAGCCAGTTACCAGTTTTAGCTTGGGCCATTTCCGTATCATCTGGTGAGAACACCGCGATAGTAGCCGACCTTCTAACACCACCAGAAATAACGGCGTCAGCACTGTGCATTACAATATCATAGCACTGAATTGGCTTTAAGCGTTTTTGCTCCTGCATACCGTTGTCCAGAACTTCTCTTATCTTACCAAGAGCTTGTTTTAATGGTTCTGGTCCGGGAGCTTTACCACCATGTGATAGTGGTGTACCAGCTTTTCTAATTTCGCTATAATCAAAACTGATATTGCGTCCACAATATTGATCAGCGGTGTGGCAGTTGTCTTGCCAGTGCGGTTTTTTGGTATTGAAGTAAGACCCGACTAAAACACCAACCGCTTCAGACCAACCTTCAATTGAATCTGCTATGATCCACTTGCGTGACCCATCTTTTTCTTTTACTAGGGTTGGTAGATTTTTTACATGGTGACTTTGTACAGAAAAGCCTGTGCCACACCCGCAGAGGAGAAGATACATACATTCTTGAAAGAATCGCGGCCTATCACAAAAGGAGGAGATGCAATTAAACATTCGCATATTGTGTTTCAGAATGGGGTCGCCGCCAAATTGCAAAGCTCTTTGTGACCCCAGTACACGACGCTTTCGCATCATTTCATACGCCCACTCAATGTCCTCATGAACATCCGGACAGTCAGCGTATTTTTTCAACATCATTTGTTTTACACGGTCAACTGTCTCATTCCAAACTTCTCTTCTATTTTTTTTAGGTAGATGGCGAGCATATTTAGATACAAAAGTATAATCTTGAAGGGATTTAAGTGACATACTGGCTTCTAATTTAGGTATGAAAAGAATTTCTTGTTATTCTTGACCAAGTCCATTAAGTCATCTATACCAAAATCAATGTATGTGATTTTCAAACCATTCATCAACAGAATCTGCAACAGTTCATTCTCTTCATCACTATAATTTTTAATTTTGGCTAGTTCCTCAACATTTATACAACTCTTTGGAACATACCAGTCTCGAATATTATTTTGCCACAAAAGTTTAGCACAGTTTAAACACGGCATCCTCGTGACATAAATTTTTGCTTTTTCTGGTTTTAGAGTCAAGTTCGAGACGGCATTCGTCTCGGCGTGGACCATATACTTGTACTTGCCGGGACGAGTTCTGTCAAGATCATTATCAGAAATTTCGGAACAAAAACCATTATATCCTCTGGCAATCTCCTTTTTCTCAGAATTCACAATTATTGCGCCAACTTTTGACTCTTCGTCGTGACTTCTAAAAGACGAAAGAAAAGCAGAAGCCATAAAAGTTTCATCCCAACCAGGTCTCATTATCTATTTCCTCTAGAGATATTCAAAACCCTATACTGTTCAGTATATTCGTGTCCATTTACAATAAGTTGTCTATTATTATATTTTTTAATAAAATCTTTTTCTTCTTCAGAAAGATGCTCACCTTTGGCGAGACTAGATAATTTCTTTAAAGAAAAACCTAAAACTTTATTCATTAGGGGGTCTTTTAAAAATCCTAAAATAGTTCCTATTGACCCCCCAAAACCCATTGAGATAATAAGGGATGTCATAATAACTCCTATGCTTTAGGATTTGTAGTTAAAGTTTCTTTCTTTTCCTCCGCTTTAATTCCCAGTTTTTTCATAGCTCTGTTAGCTAAAAATCCTTTTATACCACCAGTAGCCTGACCAGCACCAACTAAAGCAAGAAGTCCAGCAATTAGTCGTTGGAAAATACTTCTTTCTTCATCATTTTCATCTTGAGTCTTTTTAAGCTCCTCAATTGCTGGTCCAAGATTTTCAAGGACACCAGATGTAATTTCATCTTTAGAAGGGACCACGATACTAGCCACATTACCCTTCAAACCGCCAAGTTGTTCTTTAACACCCGCTAGAATTTCTTCCTTGAGTGAAAAGTCTTTGTTGACGCCTTGGTCAGTGACTTTCATAGCTTCAGTAATTTTTAGATAAGACTTTTTATGCACCCGCTCAAAAACAATTTCGACTGGAGTATCTTCTGGAATCTTATCTTTAATAGTCTTTTCAATCTTACCAGCAATTAAACCTTTTAGACCTAAACTTTGCTTTTTGATCAATACTATCACGTAAAGCGGATCGGGGTCTACACCAGCGGCTTCTGTAAATGCGGCGTATCTATTAGGTTCAGTTCTTTCTGGAACAAATATTAGGTTGGCTTTACCATCTAGAAGTTCTTCATTAGCTCTATTAAGTGGACCTCTAATAGCTTTTAAAGCAATCCTAGCGGCAACGTCCCTTGAATAACCACTTAATACTTTTTTTACAGAAATAATTATTGAGACATTTTCCCAATCAATTTCTTCTGATGGTACTGGAGCTATTTCTTCTTCAGCACCAGGGGCTGGAGGCACATCAGATCCCTCATCTGGTGGTAGCGGTGTAAAATTTGGGTCTGGAATTGGAGTCGGAGTCGGAGGCTCATCGATAATTTCACCACCTGGTCCGTTACCAAATAGTAGAACCCCAATACCTTTAAATACGCTTCCAATAAATCCAAATAGTGAAATTCTTCGTCCTGAAGTGTAACCTGTTTGATATTGATCAGTACCTCTTACCCAAATAGTGGGGAGCCCCGGAATATCATTTCCAGTTTTGGATCTAAACTCGTTAACTAAGTTTTTGTTTGACCAACCACTATTATCATTTTTAACCTTTATGACATTTAACCCTCTAGCCTTAAATTCTGAATCAGGTACTTCATTTGCTAGAGTTTGACAGCTAGAACACCAATCCGCAGTAAAAATAACTACATCTCGTTTAGCTTTAGGGGTGGCTTTAGGTGGGCCTCGTGACCCATGAACTTTCTGTTTTGATTTTTCTAAAGCCGTTTTAATCAACCCCCACCCACCAAAATAAGAATTATTGCTATTGAGGGGTTCGTCTACAGCCTGTGCAATACCAACAATTTCACCAGATTCATTAATTAGTGGACCACCGGAATTACCCGGAGAAATTCGCATCTTAACCCTATTGAATGTCTCACCATCACCAGGCTGAACAGTTCCATATGTGACGGCATAATTTCCACCAGGGTATCCTATAGTATGAACAAGTGAACCAATATAAGGAGCTTTATCAGCTAACTTAAACGAAACATATGGCTTATTACCAACTGACGATATGTAATAAACAATTGGACCATCATTTTTGTCTGTGACATAAACCAGTTCGGCTTGTTTTGAAGTTTTTCCATCTTTAGATTTTAGCAACAGAGTTTTTCCTAAGCCAGATAAGCAATGTTTAGCGGTTACAATATAGTTCCCATCCATCATAAATCCGGTACACCCCGGCAGTTTCAAGACTCTAGAATCAGTTCTAATTACTTGTGCTGTTTGAGCTTGTGCATTAAAGCAGAATAATGCAACGATAGTAGCGAATAGTAGTCTCATTTTATAGTTCCCTATTTTGAGTTATGTTCCGTCTATTGTAAAAAGGTACTGAATTAGTGGACTCCTAGCTAGATCAGCAGGAGAAACCCTGTCATCTGCCAAATAGGGAACGGGGTCCATATAGTTCCGTCTCAAAGCCACGGTAACGGCTGTGGAGCATACTTTCGCTTTTGCTACTTCGTCGTCGTTTACATTCTGTTTAAAGAGTCTAGCACCCGGAATAAAACGTAAAAACATTTTCCATATGTTATTCCAACCGTAGGGCTGACCCGTCCATTTAATTATATCCTCGGTCATCGCCTTAGCGACAGATTCATCATAGTTTTTTTCAATTAATTTCATTTCTCCGTTTTCATCTATTTCTTCATAAGAAATAGATTTTGCTGGACGAAAAACATCAATACTCAAAGGTGCGCCATCAACTTGACTTTTTAGAGAAACTGACCGACCTCCCATAAATTCCCTAAATTCTACACATTCTAGAATGTCTCCATCTTTATGAGCTAAAGCAACGTGACTGTGCAAACCGCCAGTATATCTTTTAATCAAAAATCCAATTACACCAGACCCACGAAATAAAAGTACATCACCTTCCTGAATTAAGTCCTTAGCCTGGTCATATTTGACTAAGATCATTTAGTTCTCCAGTTTCTTTTCTATTCTCTCTAAGATATCGGCAATCCTTGTTTGATCATTAACAATCCTCTGCATAGCGTCTTTCATATCCTTCTGAGTTTGACCCCAACTTCTGGGAACATAAACTAAAGGAATACCATCTAAATCCTTTTCTTTAGTGATATGGTACACATGGTTTAATTTTGCTCTCTCGTCTTCAGTTAATGTAGAATGTTGTGGCATAAACTTAAGTAAAAGAATTTCACAAATTTTACCAAAAGCAACAATTACAAAACCAATAAGAGCTAATGTTGGAATTTGGACAATAGCATCCATAAAATTAACCTTAAAAATAAGCAGCCCCACAAGAAAACTCATGGGGCTACTTTAAACACTTAAATTAACCACCAGTTTTTTCTTTGTAGTCATCCTGTTTAGCATCAAGTGCGCCAAACATGTAAGTCAGTTCGCCAGGAACTGCTCGTGTACCAACCGCGCCATCAGGTACGGCAGTAGCAGAACCAGTAGCAGGATCAAGGAAGTTAGCAACATTCATAGCTGTAGGGGCTGTACTCCAGTTTGTGCGTTGGGCAGAAATCCCAAGTGGTTGCCAGAATCGTGCAGCAAAAGCTGTGAGAGTTTTACCTCCAATTGGCTTGACAGAAGCTCTGTCACCATCTCTAACACCTTCATGACCATTAAGAGTCAACGCCGTACTAGTGCTGTTGTTAATCTTGTTATTGGCCTGATTGCCAATAAAAATGAAAGCTGACTGATCATAAGCGAAAGTACCAGTAGCAGCACCTTTAGCTTCTATTGTAGAAGCAGTATCTTTAGGTGCAGTTCGCCTATCAACACCATCAGTACCTTGTGTTTTAAGATCAAAAACCTTGGTAATAGCACTGCCAGTTGTAACGGTAGTAGCACTCGTGATGCCAATAGCTACGCCACCAATTTTTTCTGTTGGTGTAGTATCTGTGTTATCAGTTGTACTAAGCTTATAAGTTGAAGGAATAGTCATTATTTTTCTCCATGACTGAGCCTTCTGTCCTATGTCATCCTGAAATAAAAGTCCCGTTCCTACATATATTACACCATTAAGCTACATCTTCTGACTTTATTACTGTAAAGTCTTTGTCTTTTGTGAATTTAGCCAATTTTATATCATATTCCTGATCGTTATCCTCATCCGTCATGATATAATCAATGAATCCGTCTTTACTGTAGAAAATGGCCCATCTTTTAGAATCCATCAACTGTGATTGAATTAGACCAAGAATTTCTTCGTCTTGATAATTTGAAACTGTTTCAGAATTTGTATCTAATGACTTCTGGATCTCTTCTCTAACATCTCTAAATGAGAAAAGCTTCGCCACCCCAATAAAAAATCTATATCTAGATATAACTCTAAAAGCTTCAATACCTGGAACCTCTTCTATTTTAGCACATAATCCATTTGTAATATCAAAATTTGTATGTCCCACCCAACAGTCAAACATGCTTGATGGTCTCATCGGATCATCTATGCTGAATACGCCTAAAGGGGTTCGAACTTTTGGAGCAGGAAAACCTCCAATACCAAACATTTGAGCTTCTAAATTTGGTATCTCTTCTTCTTCAAATGAAGAAAATGTTAAATCTTCTGGTTTTTCTGGTTCTGGATGATCGTCCTGTAAAAATTCTGCTTCGTCCCACTTTTCCCATGCTATTTTACGGCTCATATCAAACCTTTCTAAACTTGAAATTCTGACGGTTTGATTACAGACCTTTCTGACAATTCACTCAAATTATCTTGTGACACCTTCATTAAAGTTGTCATAAAATGTTCTTTTGTCTCTTCATTGTCTATATTCTGTAATATAAGGCTTATGACTTTATCCGAAATAGCTCCGGAAACTATCATGATTATCATTTGTAAAAAGATGTCAATATCTTCTATACGAAACTCACAACTAACATCTTCTTCACCTTTATTTACATAAAATTTAATATAATCTGTACATGTAATATCAGATTCAACTAAATCTGAATTAAACAATGATTTAAAATTATGTAAAAATTTAATTGTCTTTATCCTCTAATTTATCGATTTTATCCATCAATAATTTAAGTTGATGATCTTGTTGGTCAACTTCTTGCTTGATAACCTGTTCTTGACCATTAAAAGATTCAATTACAGTATTACCACCAACACTACCACCCATAACCAAAGCTATTACACAGCCAATATTTTTGGGGTTCAACATTTTCAAAACTTTTTTAGCACTTTCCACTTCTTCAATAAGATCTTCTACTGAAGTAACTCTCGCTTTAAGTTCTGAGGCTTTGTTTTTTAATTCATCTAGTTCAACAGAAATTTTAACTAAGTCATCTTTTGATTCTTCATTTTTTTCTATTCTATCTTCTAAATTTCTACAAAAGGTTTGTAGCTTACCAATAGAAACAGCTATTGATACAGGATCATTACCGTCAGAACTCCAACCCAAAGTTGAACCGCTCATATTGACACACCTTTTAAAGGGGTGAGGTATGTCCTAAGATATCAATCCTTCTTTTTGTCTTTATTTTTCCGGTCTTTATTGTTGTCCACTATTTTTACTTCTTCAGTTGATGCTGTAATAATTTTTTCTTCAACTGGTTTACAGTTTTTTGCACACCAGTCTTCTAGATGTTTTGGTGTGGGTCCAGGCATCCACTCGCCATTGACCTCATGACCAGGAATTCTTTCTGTAAAACCCATCTGGTTACATTTCATTTGTGCTTGTTGTAGATTTGGAAACTTTAACTCTTGACATTTTTTACACAACATTGTTATACCTATTTCATATGATCAGTAACAGATTTTTTAGATTCCCACATTTTACAAGACCAATATCTTGCCTTCCATTTTGGACCTGGGCTATCACACTTATGCCTCGCCCTGAAACTTTTTCTTCTAGCTGGGTCATCTCGTTTAATCTCCATGTTTGGATCACCGAAATTAACTTTGACTACATTACCTTTTTCGTTTTTAACATAAACGGAAAACTTTTTGGGTCCATCTTTTGTTCTAAAGGGTTTATTCAACTGTACTTTTCTACCTTGATATTCCGCAGCTTCTGATTTTTCTCCAATATCAATATATTCAGATCTTGCTTTTTTAACAAAGACAAGTATCTTTCCATTCTTTTTGTATGTGCCTCTTCTTGAATAATGATATAATTCACCACTCTGTGGGTCTTCATATATAAAAACCGCCGCGTTTGACTCGTCTTCATCTTTATTTTTTTTGTAGTGATAGGGGGCTTCTGTACTGTGCTTATCATACCAGGTTTGAAACTCATCCATATTCTTCCCAGGCATCCAAACTGTTTTTCCGTCACCTGTTTTGTGTTGATGTACATCTTTCATTCCAAGTTTTATAGCCATTTTCATAGCTTCGTCCTTAGAATCAAAAGTGTATTTATTCATGGGTCCAGCAGAATGTGCTTCTGTTTGTGACATACACACCGCTAATCGTTGCTCATATCCATATTCTTCGCGCATCTTTGAATTGGACATACAACGTGACATGAATTCTGTTTGTGATTCATCTTGTCTTTTATTAGGAACTGGCATCTTCTAATACCTTAACTATTTTTTTGGCTGAATTTTCCCACGTAAATTCCTGCGCTGTTTTAATTCCTTCCTTATTTTCCCCTAACTCATTGTCCTGCTTCTTCTTATGAACAATTTTCATATACTCTGCAAGTTGATCAATATGCTCATCATTTAAACAGTACCAATCACCCTGCCCTGTAAAAAATTTACCGTCGTATGCTAATTCCATTTCATCAACTTCAATTAACATACTATTATCTTGGTTGCAAAATTCAGTGTGTCCCGTACAATTTGTAGTAATAACAGATTTGCCACATGACATCATTTCCAGAAGTTCAAGGTTCCAACCTTCTGCTCTTGCTGGAAAAACGCCACAATCCATTTCCGTCATAGTATTATACACCCCTTCCTGAGTCTCCTGACGTTTTATAAACCTAACCTTAGAGCCAAGTTCGGTATTTAAGTAGAAATCCACCCATTCTTTATGCTCATGTGGTTTTAGAAAAATATTTTCACATGACATAAATAGTTCTACATCATCATCTGAAGTGAAAGCTCTATTGAAAGCTTCAATTAAAATATCGTGACCTTTGCGCACTTCCCACTTGCCATAATTCACGAACCTTGTAGATTTGCTCTTGTTTTCATTTGTTGCTTTAAAAGTTTGCCTATCAACTCCTAGTGGCACAACATGAACAGTTTCTTCTTTTCTATCTATATTAGACAATACTATTTGTTTCGCCCAGTCAGAACAAACAATTAAATGGTCTGGATATTCTAGATTGTGCTTTTCCACATCTGTGAATTTATTTAGCTCAAAAATAGGAAAACCTATAGTTCGGCCTTTCCCGGTAAAACCTGTCATGTCAAACTGATGCCAAATCTTCAAACACGGAGCGTCATAGTGAAAATTCAGATCAAATCTATCAGTTGATTCTTTAATGTAGTGGAATTTAGGTTCTGGAGAAAAAGTTGACCTGTGCGGAAAACAATGAGCGGATATGTCTAATAACTTACTTAATTCTTCAAATAGATAACATCCCACATAACCATAAGATACGGTATTGAAAGGACTTATAAGATTTAATTTCATTGTTCATAATCCGGTATGAAACCAAGTTCACTAAGATGCAGGCAGATGATAAGGGCTATGTCACTTGGTGTATCAGTAACCTTACCATCTAATGTCACTTCATCAAACGGTGCTTTTTCATACATCGACAGAGCAATCTCAAAAGCTTCTGTCAGAAATTTTTCGTTTTGTGTTTTGTCAAAGTTTCTAAGCTTACCTATAAAATGAACCGCATCGGCTTGGGTCTGCGGGTTGTCATAAAATTCTGTTACTTCATTTATGTTTGCTTCTTGTGGTTGCACCATAAATATGGTCCATATCTAAAAATCTCCACCTGTTCATATGGTTAACTTCTTCGCTAGAGTTAATAAAATAAAGGTAGGAACGTAATTCTGTCCAATTAGAGAACATCATCTCATGGGGAACGACCCCAAATAACCAATTTGGTATATTGTGTTTTCCTTGTTTGCACATTATTAAGACAGGTTTCTTCTGATTGACAGCTAAAAATGCCTCATTGTAAGAACCCGCCATGTGTACATCTAAATCCAGATATAAAACTAAAAAATGTGCAATATCGACCATTCTCAAGTCAATAGCACATATAGGTTTCATCATTTCTTGTATTTGATTATAGTCCTCTTTTTCTTTAAGGGCCTCAATATTTTCTCTTATTCCTACATTTTCTACACCAAAAGAACAAGCTTTGTCACAAGGGTCTAAAATCCCAACATTCATGTTAACCAAAAAATCTTTTATTCTGTTTCGCCAGTCAGTTGCCTCCGTCCATGTTACTCGATCCATTGGGCCACTCAAGTAACATAACATGTCCTTTAATCTAGCTTTCATTCTTTTCCTTTAACTTCACAAGCTTTATAAACAACTCTGGATTATCTTGTTTGATTTTTAACCATTCTAATTTTCGCCAATAAGGTTCTATTTCTTGAATTCTATTTAATTCTTTTTGTAGATCATCCATTATTTTTTTTCTCCAGTTCAATAACCCACTTGACATAATCCCCCATAACATCTTCTGAAGAATAAATTTCCTCATCGGATAATATTTCTAAGGGTTGGCGATCTAAAACAAAACCTCTCTCACTAACAACAAAGTTTGTACTGATAAGTATGTCTTTATGAAATGTCATATGTAATGATTTTAAACAAGATTCAAAAGGTTCTTTACATACAACTATTTGTTTTAAATCTCCGGACTGTACATAATACTTACTCATTGACTATGCCTTTATTAGTGGACCACCATATATTTTGAAGACCTATTTGGTTAAGAATGTTTTGACAATTTTCACAAGGTTTGCTGTTTTTGAGTTGACCGTCTTTGTTTATCCTAATAACCACCATAGAATAACTACGATTAAGATGAATTTTACCCCAGCATTTTTGGATAGCATCTAATTCAGCATGAAGAAAGTTCCATTTCTTATACCTTTGAATATTGAACCTACTACCAAAGTATAAGACTTTTGCATCAGGCTTGCGTGGCTGATTCACGCCTTGAGAAATGAGCTTGTTACGCTTAAAGATAAAAGCAAAATGATAACATCTATAGCCGTTTTGAGGGTCATAGCAAGATGAAAATAAATCATGTGATATCTTTAGAGCCTTCTCCAGATTTTTTTTCATTCCTAAACGGTTCTAATTTTTCTTGATTTTCTAACTGTAGCTTTTTAAGTTCATACCCTGTTCGCTTTTCTTCACGAATTAGTTCACGTTTTTTTCTCAACTTTAGCTTGACCTTATTAGCCCTATACTTCCGCTTCTGTTCTTTTCTTTTTTGTTTCATGTTAGTCAACCGTAGTATTAATTAGTGATTCCAATAAATCACAAAATTCCTTTAATTCGCTTGGGGTAACTTCCTTACCTTGTTCCGCGAACATGTTTCTTATACCTGCTGGATCTTGTCTATAGTTTTCTAAAGCAATAACCAGAGATTCTCTGTTTTGTTTAATATATTCTACAAGAGGCTTCATATCCATATCTTAACCTTTTAATTCTCTATAGGTGGCAACCCCACCGAGCATAGCTTCTAAATAGGTTTTATCTAAAGCTAAGAAATGATAATGTTCATTATCTTGAAATCTTGTTATTGGCTTATCCCAATTAACATTCATCAAGGTGTCTTCACTAAGTTCATCTTCTACAATATCAGACCAAAGCACTTCATCTTCCTCTTTTTTAACTATCAGACGATAGTATTTCATTTTCCAGTCTTTCTATTTTCTTTTCTAGATCATAAATTCCTAGAGCTTGTTTTTGTAAGTAGACACCAAAATAGAAAATCCCATAGAAGATGCAAAAAATAAGCATCCATCCCATAATGGTTCCCGCAAGGTGCCCAGCGGGACTATTTTTCTTTTGGCTTATCATCCTTTTTTTCCTGTGATTTCTCTAATTCCTCTAATTGTCTCATCCTACCGAGTTGATCATGTGGAATTTCTAATGACACTTTTTTGTCGTCTGGCATTGCTTACTCTCTGATTTTGCCTGAGTGTAAATTATGTTTAGCTTTTCCATAATTTCATCCCCTTTGATGGGTGAACCGTCAAACTCCCACCAATCAAGCACTTCGTTGATATTGTCAACCAACTTGTCAAAAGTGTCTCTCTGTATCATTCTACACCTTAAATGCTTCTATAGTGTGTTTAAAAGGCTTGTCCTGCAAATTTTTAACCAGATTCAACATTTTCTCAGCTAGTTCGCGGATTTCTAACTGGGCATCTTCTTTATTTCTTAAATTTAGAAAGTGGTAAAAACTGCGCCAGTTAAACATTATATCCGCCGTGATCTGACTGTTGTATGTTTTGAAGAATCTTGCGGACTCTTTTGCTCGCTTGCGTCCCAAGATTGGTTCAAGGTCTTCGATACATCTATGGTATAGATCATTTCCTAGCTTGGTATATTCTTTCAATGCTGACATCCAATCGTCAGCAAATATTGAATGTGTTTCATCTGAAACTTTAATACCTTTCCAATCTTCCGGCAGGAAGTATTTATCTTCCTTTAATTCTTTATACCTAGCACTCTCCGCATTGATACTCACACCAATCCTGTGCTTTAAAAGCTGAATATGAGTAGCTATATCTGTAGTTACTAGAAAATGCAACCCCGTTTTTTCAAAAGGCGTGTGATGTCCTTGTGAAGCGAGCATATGTAGCAGTTTGCCAATTCGCTCACATTTTCCTTCTGTCATCTCTCGTGACGTAGAAGTCCAGGCAGATTGGGCTATAACCTCATCAGATCCATAATGCCCCAATAGCTCAACTTCATTCACACTCAATACCTCCGAAAAAATCCATTTGTGACAATAATTTTTCTTGATTTCTATGTTTTAATAGCTTTTTTTCAAGATTCTTCATTTGATTCAAGTGACCGAAGGTGATACTATCAACCCCGGTACGAATCTTTTTCAGATCATCAATAATCTGTTCATGACTCGTGGGAACATCATCCGTGGGAAATTCATCCTGTTCAACAAAATATTCTTCGGCTATGCTGGTTTTACCTTCTACACACTCAGGACACAAAAGATGCTCACCGCTTTTTTTGTGATTATCTGTGTAATGACTTAGTCTTAATAATAAATCAGAAACCGCGTTATTAGTTGCAGCACCACCACCAATAGCACTCATGATTTCTGTATTCTTTTCAATTATTTCAATCTGATTATATATTCTGTATCTGTCGGATACATTATAACCAAGATAAAATGATCCAATAATCATCACTACACAGCACAAGAAAAGCTTAAAAGTTTTCATTGTATACTCCCAATATAGAAAAATCACCCCATTTTGAGATGACGATATGAATCTGGATAAAACCAGATGCCGCGCTGAATCTCAAAAATGGGGTGATCTGAAAGATAACTAATCTTCTTTTGTAATCTTGGCTTTAGCCTCGTCGATAATAGCTTTAACCTTCTTGTCAAATTCCGGTTCAATTGCTTCACGCAGTTTCGCCCTACCTTTAACCAATTCAGCTTTTGTGTGAGGCGTAAGTCCTTTATCTGATACGTCCTGAATCCTTTTTCGATCCACATATTCTGGATGCTCCACTAAACCTATATCTCGTAGTGCATCATCCATTCCTGTATGATATCCATTTTCGTAGGAAGAAGCAGAAATGTCTTCAACAGTATATTCATTCTGCGCTAAACCCTGGTAGTAACCATCATGCCATAGTTGATGGTATTCATCAGTGACTGAAGGATCTTTAATAGCAACCAGAATTCCTTCAGACCGACCTTGGTTCTTAGCCAGTTCAAGATCATTTTCATGACCGCGATTAATTAAACTATAAGTAATATCTCGCATTTGATCATCATTAATTCGATTACGTTCAGTAGATACTGTAAACAGATGTTCTAACTCACTGATTTTGGAATTCTGGTAAATTCCATAATGAATCAGCACTGAAAAAGCCAAGACAATTGTGATGTCTACAATAACCTGTGTTCGCGTATTCATTTCAATCTTTCTGTGTAGCTTTTTAAAAGTGGTAAAAGTGTAATGTCATACCATATGACAAAGTTTTTCAAAATTTCAAATTCTTTTTTCGAGATTTCATCCTCTTCTAAGTTATCGTAGTCGATAAGGTGAGACAGTATAGACCGGATGGACATATAGGGGTTTATAGTAGTACGTCGGGACATATACAGGGTTCCTAAAAGGTGATGTAAGACCATCGTACAGAAAATCGAAAGTACCAATTACCCCTCGTCGCATGTGTTCTGGAACATTATAAGTTTTCCAAGTACGCCCACCTTTGTAGTAAGTAGTAGTCGCCGTTGCGGAATTATAACTAACATAGGTTGGTGGGTCATAAACTATCCAGTCAGCACTAGCTGATTTGGCAAATAAAAACACACACACAAATACTAGATACTTCATGAAGACCCTCCACTATTTAGAGTTCTTGACGGATTTGAAAATTCTACATTATCCGCTATGATACAATAGTCTTGTATTTTTTTACCTTCATATTCTCTTTCTCTTAAATCTAACCTTCCAGCAATATTAATCTGCGTGCCTCTCACAACATATTGGCAACAAATTTCACACTGCCTACCAAAACATTTTACATCGATATAAAGGGGGTTATTTCGATTTAATCTTGTAGTACCTTTAAATCGAAAAACTCCCATACTTTCTGATAATTGTTTAAAGTCACTAATAGCAACTCCACCAACTGAAATCATATTATGATCCACAATTTTCTCCAATTAGGTTTTTCTTTTTCGTCTAGTTCGTTTTTTTACTGGTTCTGGTTCATCAGGCGCATAATAGGTTTCGATTTGTTTTATAGCACCTTCAATTACTGGGTCAATTGAATTCTTAATACGAGATACTTCATACGAATTCGTCTTAATGTAGTTCGGGCAGTTCAGTAACTCTACCACATCCTGATCTATCACTTGCGCTTTAGACCTAGCTTCCGGTACTGAATCTGCCCTCACTACATATTCAACGTAACATGTTTGTATCTCTTTTACGAGATAGTGTTTCATGACATGCCAAGAGAACTCAGAATACGACCACGTACAACCTGAGCATTGCCACGGTTAGAAGTGCATAGTACAGATGATGCTGTACCAGAACTCAGACCGAGCCGAGACGCTGCCTGGGTTGTGCCACGCTTTGTGTTGGCGTAAGTACCAGCCCGTGTGCTCCGAGCCACAGCGGTGACTGGGTTAAAAGTCTTGCCGCGATCCGAACCGTTGCGGGCTACTCCAACGATTCGATTACCTTCATACGACCAGTTGTATGAGTTAGTGATCTGACTCAGTGACTGGAGAAATTGTTCCTGCTTCATTCTGCTGTCCTTGAAAAATTGAGATTCGCTCCTGCTGGGCAGGAGTCTTACTTGGAAAATCTGGCATATCAATACCATAGCGATCAGATATGGATTTCGTCAGCATCATAAGGTGTTGTGATTTCACGCCGTGTAAAGCTTTTTTAAGTTCGGGTGATACATCACCTAACACCTTCTGCACTGCCGAAACGTAATCTGATTTTTCCTTTATACGCATAATTATATCCTCTATTCAAAATAGTTGGCGGGTTTTCTTCCATTTTTAATAAAAGTTTGAGCAACTTTTTCTTTTTCGGTTAGTTTTTGTTCACTGTACTCCTTTGTAGTTTTGTTATAATTCATATGATAAAGCCAACAGTCATAATCAGATCCAGATAGATCTCTACCAGTCAGCGGGTCTTTGGCTAGTTCCCACCGTCTGGTGTACAACTCAATCCTTTTTTCTTTTTCAGCGAGATACTGTTCCGCAGGAGTTAAATTTTCCATAATTTTTTCCTTTATGAGGACCGGGTCTCCGGAATGCAATCATCCGGCAGGTGGGAATCGAACCCACGACCAGCACTTTATAAGAATGCGACTCTAACCACTGAGCTACTGCCGGTGACAGCGGTTGGCATCCTAATTACCCATCGCCTTTTATCCTAGATAAACGAACTCTTAGGATGAGCAGTACAGTCTCCGAACATACTGTAACATATTATTCTGCGGATGTCAAGACCAATTTCTGAATATTTTCCAATTCATTTTTTTTCACAATGTAATTTACTGGTCCAGATTTTCCGGTTCTACTATTTTTTATTGGGTCGCTTGGCTTACGATTTTTTAATGTGGCTTTATCGACCCATCCCCACACACGAACTGTTCTTTTTGTGTCATAGCTACAGCAGATAAAGATATCAGACTTCTCTAATTTGTCTTTGTCTTTTTTTGAGCCGCAGGGGACTTTGAGCCAAGGGTTATATTGTGCCGCAGGATGAGTGGCAACTTTAATGTCTGCCTTCATACCCATAATGATCACATCATATCCTTCATCGCCGTGATCGCTGTATATGGTTTCATCTAGCGGAATATCAAGATATTTACATATTGCAACTTCACCAGCTAAACCGTAAAAATGAGATTGTTCTGAACTATCAGTAAGTTTCCCATGTCTACCGCTACCAAATTTTGATTTCTTTGCATCTCTAGCTTTTGCTAAAGATTCTACTTTTCTTATATCTGTACTACTCAGTATTATTTCTGTAAATTTATGCATGATAAATAATCATTCCTATACAGAGTAAAATAAAACTAAACACCATAACTGTTTCTAGCTTTTCCTGAAAATTCATTTAATGTCTAAAACCTTTCTAATATTTATCAAATCCTGACCATGTAATTTTTTAAGGTGGTTATATATTTTTTCACCTTCTTTTAATTTTATAATAGCCTTCTTATGTTTGATGTTTTTATTTTCCCAAATAAAATATGAAACTGTGTAAGTCATTTATCAACTCCTTCAATCTCTATTTTATAAAGACCTTTTATCAAGTCCATATGCTTGCCTTCACGAATAAACCATTCTTCTGTGAGGTCTACAATGACCTCTGAAAGATCGTCAGCATAAAAAGGATGACCGGCGAACCAAGCTAGGCAATCTGCTGCTTTGTTTGAAATTTTAATTTTCTTACTCATTTATCAACTCCTAAAAAATTTCTACCTGCTGTAGACCAATTTTCTATTCCCATGCAAATAACCTCGCCACCGACCTGAATACCAATTATTCCGTCTTTGGTTACATGTATTGAGGGCGAATAAAAGTCTTCGTTGTCCTGCCTCCAAAGTTCTATATCACTATTGGCTTTAGGTTCGTCAGAACTCATTTATCAACTCCTTCAAAGATATTACCCACCACTTCGTAGTGATACCAGTTTGGATCATGCAGGTTTGTTATCTCATAAGGTTCCATAATGTCTCCCTCTTTTAGATTAACATCATCTCCTGTGCTTTCAAGATAAAACCCCGGATATTTGTAAGTCCCGCCATCAAATTCTCCAGTGCCATATTTTACAACAGCATGTACGATGTAGTCTTCCATGCTATCTTTTGGAAACGAGAGAATATCCCCCTCATAAATCTCAACACCGTTCTTGTCTTTGAGTCCAGTGTATTGCATTTTCTTAAATTGTCTACGGCAACCGTAAGAATCTTCAATTAAACTTATTTCAAGACTACCATCCCCGTAATGGATAATCTCTGACTGCTCAAACCATAGTCCCGCCAAGTCTGCTAACTCTTTGGGTGAATACATCTTCTTTTCTTTTTCATCCCATCCCCGAAATTTAATATTTCTCACTTGTTAACTCCTAAGAAAAGTCAAGTTTAACAGTTTCAATGGTTTCCTTTTTCGTCACCATTGTGAATTGTGGAGTGTCCGTCAATATTCACATACCACATAATTTCATCTTCTGTTAGATACATATCAATCGCTAAATGCTGAAACAGATATTTCCGATTTCCCAAATTCACTTCACCAATATACTGGAATCTACCTTTAATGAATGGGGTCTTTACAAGATAGAATGTGTTCTCTTTTAGTTCTTCAGAACTCATTTATCAACTCCTTCAAAGATATTACCGATTACTTCGTAATCGCTATTGGGGTTCATGGTTTCTGGATCAAAATTAAATCTAAAGCCACAAGCGTTTCCCCAGTAAAAATCTTGATCAATGTCGTCATCCCAACTCACAATCGCTGTAGAGAATCCAGACCTGACAATATCACCCTCATAAATCTCAACATCATTCTTGTCTTTAAGTCCGGTGTATTGCTGACGTTGCCAAAAGTATTTTGGAGGAATGGTGGCATAAAATTCATTTCGCATTACGGAACATAGGACTTCTTTGTCTTTAGTAATATCTTCCCAGTTCCACATGTTTGAACCATCCCATGCCCTAAACTTAATCTCTCTCATTTATCAACTCCTTCAAAGATGTTCCCTATAATCTTAGCAGTAGAAAGCGATTTTCGTGTCATCAGCCATTTAACATTGTGTTCGGGCTGTACAAAATGATAGCCGTTTTCAACCCACTGAATCTCTCCATTCATTTCGGGGTACATCCATCCCTGTTCCCATAGAAGGATATCCCCCTCATAAATCTCCACCCCGTTCTTATCTTTAAGTCCAGTGTATTGCATTTTCTTAAATTGTCTACGAACACCATAAGAATCTTCAATCAGACTTATTTCCAGGCTTCCGTCTTCTGCCTGTTCAAACCATAGTCCCGGCAAGTCCGCCAATTCAACGGGAGGATACATCTTTTTCTCTTTTTCGTCCCATCCTCTAAACTTAATCTCTCTCATTTATCAACTCCTAATATCCCATATCTAAATCTTGTGCTTGTTTTGTAAGTTCATCAAGTGCTTTTTCTCGTTTATCAACTCCTACACAAGCTACTAATTCGTTTTCTGTTAAATATAGATCAGTGGCGAAACATTGAAAAAGATATTTCTTGACGCCCTGAAAATCTACTTGCCCAGTGTATTGGAATCTTCCTTTTATGTAATTGGTCTCAATACTATACCAGATGTTTTCTTTTAGTTCGTCAGAATTCATTTATCAACTCCTTAACTTTTCACAATATAGAATTTGCGCAATTTTCATTTCTTCTTCTGTGTCTATATCAATATACGGACCTTTAGCAAGCCACATGGTTGAGTTAGGTGAATAAGTATAGTGATATTTACTATAGACTGCTGGAGTAGAAACCCCCATTGGGGTGACGTAGTAACACTTGGGTAAGTCCTGTGACGGCACATGCCAACTTCCCGGCCCAAAATTCATCCCCTGCATATTTTCATCTACCAAGTAATCAGCAAATTCATATACGGGGACCACTGATTCATACTGCCCTAATTTTTCTTCCGCAAAAGATAAAAAATCTTGGATGTCGTTGTACAACCAAAAGAGTGGTGTAATACACTGCCATAAGCAAATAGGCTCATCAGGTCCAAAAGACCTAATTAAACTTTCAGATAAATCAATTACTACCTCACTCCAATTATTTGAAGTATTATTGAGAGGTATATGATTTACGCCGTACCTTTTTATTAATTGATCAGTTTGCGTACCATCAACACAAACTAGACTTACGTGATGACCGTGTTTTAGAAAGTTTTCAACCGTTATGTCCAGTAGAGATTTACCATCAAAGAATTCCCTGACGTTCTTTTTGTGGCATCTGGAGGAATCAAATTTAAACGGTATTATTACCTTCATCTAATTCCAGTATATTTATTTTATTTTGTTTGTGAAGTTTATTTAACCAAATTATATCTGTGTTAATCTCATGAGGTAATGCCACTAGCTTTTTTTCTTTATTAGTATCCCAATAATGATAAAATTCTTCTTGCATACCATTTGACGGATGCCCAAATCCGGCTATATTGACTCTACCATAAAACTTTCTGTAATAATCTACAACTAATGATCCATTTGTGGGAACCGTACTGAAGCCTCTTTTTTTCCATTTTTTCATACCATTAAACGAATCAATAAAATGAATTATGATACTATCATCAATAAATGGACTAATGTCTCTATAAAAGCGATGAAAGTCATAATTCAAACCAAGGAAAAGTTTAGACTTTGATAATACAACTGCGCCCTGACCTTCTTCGTTTCTTAATCTTTCAAAACAATCTTTTTTTACAATTGATTTATCTAAAGTTTTACGGTTTTCTATTTTCTTATCACAAATAGCACATACGCTGCTTCTTATAACCCATCCAGCAATCTGCCAATTTGCTATGAAAGAATGGGTTACTCTTGAACCTACATCTTTTTCAAATCCAGAAATCTGGGGCTGATTGATTCTTACAATTATATCGTGACTGTCTATCTTTTCCCCAAGACCTTTACCTGTGAGACTGTCAGCACTTCCCACAATACAGATCCTGCTCATTTGTCAATTCCTACCAAGAAACTTTTTCTTAATAAACCAAAATAGTGTTCTAAAGATATTTCTGTATCTTACTTTACCGTCTTTTTCAACAAGACCAAAATGATCTAGAGAACAGTCTTCACATAAATATTCTTTGCAGATACGACACCGATAACTATCTTCATATGTTATCTGCTTACCACATTCACATTCTACCACATAATACCCCTAAAATAACCCCGGTTGGTCTCTGGGTGCATACAACGTATTCAACATCAAAATAGACTGTTTAACAGAATCATTATCTGTTACATTTGCAACTTCTTCCACCAACTCGGAGAACATTTCTTTAGCATCTTCTGGGCTGATGTAGGAGTTAACAATATCTTTGATAATTCGCGCTTCGCTATTTGTAATTGGCATTTTTATTTTCCATAATACTTACCAAGAATTTCGATACGATCTTCCGCATCTACGAGAGTATCTAAAGCTTCGTCTAAATTCTTATGGAAATCACCAGTAGAATGATCTCCGATACCTACGGCATTTTCAGTTAAAAGCTTCAGTGACATTAAAGCCTTGTCTCTATCTGATAAAGCTTTATTTCTTAAATAAGCCAGTGCTAATTCTTTCATAAATAAACCTTTGCCTCGTCGAGTGATAATTCATGTAAAGTAGGAATGCTATGCCCGTCGTCAAATTCGCGCATAGCGTCGTCTGCCATTTCCTTGTTAGTAAAAACTCCTACAATTCCATCAAAGCCAAAACTGTCGTTGATCAAATACACGACCCAAGCAATTTTCTTTTTTTTGAAATTCATACTCAATCCTTTTTCAGAATTCGTGTTGACAAGAGGGTCAGAGCGTGGTAGCCTATCACATTATATCGGAAGATTCAAGGGAATTTTCCAGAAATTCTGGGATTTTTCCAAAATTCTTCGGATATAATGTACTGTCGGCTAACTGGTCGGCACGAGAAGAAGTCAGTTTGCTTCTCGCTAAAATACTGGCCTGAGATATTGTGCCACCAAAGACGCTGATAGAGGTCAGGGACCAGGCGGAATATTAAGCTAAAGAACCTGAGACGGTAATTGTACCCCTTTTTAGGGTTGGGAGTAGTCCCGGAAATTATATTGCCAAACTGACAACTACATTTTTTTTATTTAATAGCGCTGGATATGCCTCTGACGCTAAATTTACAGTAAAGTATTGGTTTTGTAAGTCTTTGATAGATCAACACTTTAATATCTATTGCAAGTCCCGTGAGGGATTTGCTTATAAAGGGAAAATTAGTATATGTTCCCCGGAAAACCAAAGATAGTATACAAAACTTGGGGCCGCGAGATTTGGTATGCGAATAATCAGGACAAAGATTATTGCGGCAAAGTGTTAGAGATAAATTCCGGACAGAAACTCTCTATGCACTTTCACCTTTTAAAAGATGAAATGTTTTACGTGTTAGAAGGTGATTGCGACGTTGTTACCATAGACACCGTGCAAGCTAAAGAGATATCCTGCCACCTATCTCCCGGTGATAGCTACCATATTAAGCAGGGATTACCTTACCGGCTTATTGCTATTACGGACTGCAAAATACTAGAAGCCAGCACATTCCATAGAGATAGTGATAGCTATAGGGTTTATAGATAATGGACTTTTCATTGATAGAGGATAACGAAATATCACTTGCCGGTGATAGTGGGAAAAGTTATACGTTCACTTTTCGATCAGATATAAAGAAGTCTGACAAATTGCCAGTACTAATGCCGACAAAGGATCACCTTGCTTTATTAAAGCATAACCTTAAAATTTTGAAAAGTTCCGGAGTTATAGAAGACATACAATTAATTATTATAGACGATAGGTCAACAGAAGATATATGTGGATTTTGTTCTTCTAATAACCTGGGCTATATAAGAATTGATAATGATTACGGTTTTAATTATTCCGTGAGTATGAACATCGGCGCTTGGTTTCTTTATAATCTTGGATTTCACACATGTATGTTTTTAAACAATGATTGTTATATACACAATAGAGACTTCTTAAAAGAGTTTTTAAAAAGGCATTATGATACCGAGTCTGATTTGTCTGGGATTAAATTATTGTATCCTGAGTTTAGACTGGCTTTCCACAAAAAAATTAACAAACTTATGGGTAAAGTTCAATTTGGTGGTGGGGATTTTTTTGATCGCGCAACTTTAATGCAGCCACGGCATTACGCAAGAGGGGCATTTTCTTCACATCCCTATGCCAATAGAGATAGTGATGAACTTTTCGTAACAGGTGCTTGTAATATTGTAGACTTAGAAACCTTTATAGAGCATGGTGGTTATAATGAGAAAATGCCAGCCTCTTACCAAGATGTATGTTTATCTTTAGAGTACAGACGTAATAATAAAAAAATTTCATACTTTGGAAAAGATATTTTCTTCTATCATGAAGAGACTTTAAGTAGACGTGGTGAGAGTCAGCTTGAAAGATATTCGCTTTTAAATTATCAAAGAATGGTGAAGGAACTAAATAGTGAAGATATCGGCATCGTATAATGTATTTGACGGAGAGGAACTTTTAGAAAAATCTATTTCTTCTATAAGAGATTCGGTTGACTTTATATCAGTTGTTTATCAAACTAAATCTAATTTTGGAAACAAATGCTCACCTGACCTAGAAGGTATTTTGTATGACTTGAGAGACAAAGGCGATGTGCAGGAATTAGTAAAATACATACCTAAACTCAATTTAAAACCACATAGTAATGAGTTGATAAAAAGAAATATAGGTTTAAATTTAGCAAAACAAAATTCATGCACGCACCATATGTCTTTAGATTGTGATGAGTTTTACATACATAAAGAATTTGAAAAAGCAAAACAAATCATATTAGATGAAGACATAGACTGCGCCATATGTGGTATTCAATCTTACTATAAAGAACCAACAATAATAATAGATCCACCAGACCCAACACTTGTTGCGATGATATATGAAATAAATAGTTATTCAGAATTTAAACTAAATCAAGATCTTGGATATGATAAAATCGACCCCACAAGAAGAATAAAAAGTACGAAGGTCAAGAAATTTGAAAGAGAGGAGTTGTTGATGCATCACATGAGCTATATCAGAAAAGACATAAGATCAAAAGCTGAAAATTCTTCAGCAAGGTGTAATTTTGAAAATGAAATAGATATTTTTGTTGATTACTTTAATAACTATAAAGAAGGAGACGCGATGATCCTTGGATTACCGTGCTTATATTATAAAACTAAACAATCAAAAAATATATTCGGACTATAACATGAAAATACTGTTTATTTCAGATTTTTCTTTGGATCATTCGCCTGGAGGCGCGCAGAGAAGTAATGACATCATAGTAAAAACCGGGGTTGAATTAAAGCATGATGTTCATAGTATGTATCATGATAGCAACTTAAAGATTATCGATCTAATAAAACTTATTGGGGATCATAAATATGATTATATCATTTCTTCAAATTTAGAATTGTTATCAAGACAAGAAGGACTTATCGATCTACTATATATGATGCCGAATCATATTAGGTTAGAACATGATATGAACCTATATCTAGACGATGAATCAAGGTTTAAACTATTTTCTAATTGCCATAAGACGTTTTTTCTTACAGAGTATCACCATCAAAAGTTTCGTGACTTCTACGGTGACTACTTTCAAAATGTGGAAATTGTGGCCGATCCTATTGACATCTCTGTTTTCTATGATTTCGGTAAATACAGAGAGGATGTTACTCTATACACTGGATTTATGCATAATTTTAAAGGCACAAATGTATTTATAAACCACGTAAAGGAAAACCCAGGTAAAAAGTTTATAGTCGCGGGGTGGGGTCCGGATCATTTGATGAACCAGATAAAAGATTTAGAGAATGTGGAATATCTTGGGAAGATAGAGTATGAACAAATGCCCGAAGTTTACAACAGGGCGTCCTCTGTCTTTTATAAGCCTAATATGTATGAACCCTTTTGTCGGTCAGTTGGTGAGGCTATTCTCTGCGGTGTTCCAAATCTAGTTGTGAATGATATTATTGGCTGTGTTCATGAAGAATCTAGATTAGGATTTGATGAATTTAAGAGTGCGTGTAATAATGCTGCCGATAACTTTTGGGGGATTATAGAAAATGATTTCAATAGTATGCACCTATCATAATAGAAAAAGTCAGTTTATTACAACCCTCAATACTATTAAATTTCAGATAGAGAATAGTGATTTAGAAGATGTGGAAGTTATATGCGTAAATCACAATAGTAGTGAAGAAAATAATATAGATGATTTACAAAAAGACTTTAATTTTCTAAAAGTAATAAATTTAGATACAAATACTAAAAATCCATGTATACCATACAATGTTGGTTTTAGTAATGCTGTTGGTGATAAAATCATAATTCAAAACGCTGAATGTTGTCATATCGGAAATATCATACAAAAAACTTCTGAACGCCTTAAGGAAGACAATTACTTATCATTTGCTTGTTTTTCTGCTGATCTTATGACATCAAATTTAATAAAATCTATAATAACATCTCGTAATGAAAGTTCAGTTGAGGTTATAAAAAATAAAGTCTACTCTTTACCCCAGACAGGCCCAGGGTTTTTAAGTAACTCTTGGTATAACCACTCTAGATTTTCGCCCAGAAATTTGCATTTTACAACAGCCATAACAAAAAATAATTTAGACAAACTTAAGGGCTTTGACGAGAGGTACGCTATTGGGATGGACTATGATGATGACGATTTCATCATGCGTGTTAATAGATTGAATCTAGAAATAGTCAATATAGACGATCCATTCTCTGTACATCTTCACCATTCCAGTTCGTATAATAATTTTATAATTGAGGGCAAAGCATATTCCCCGAATGACTTAAGAATTATAAACCTTCACGTATTTAATAAGGCGAAGGGTGAGTCATTAGTTACCGCTGAATGGAATCATTTCTATGGCTGATATACCTAAAAACTTTAATGTGTTCTGGGGTGGCGGAACATTATCTTTTATGAATCTTTTGACTGTTATAAGTTTTCATGAACATAATCCAGATTGGAAAATAAATCTTTTTAGACCAAAAGTATTAAAAAGTTTTTCATCAGTATTGTGGACAACCAAAGAACAGTCTCATAAGCTAGAATGTAAAGATTATTTTAATGAGTTAGTAAATTTAGATTTTGTGGATGAAATAGAATTAGACTATGATTTTTTAAGTTATAGTTATCATCATCCAGTAATAAAGTCAGACATGGCGCGGTATAAGATAATGAGTACATATGGAGGGCTATGGTCTGATTTTGATATAATTTATTTAAATTCAGTAGATAAACTAATAAAAACCAACGACAAATGTAATTTGTTTGTTAGTTATAGTTCTTGTCGGGAAAAATATCACAGTATAGGATTCTATATAGCCACTAAGGATAACCCATTTTTTTTAAATTTAAGTGCCGCAGTAGAAACCTATAAAGACGCAAAGGCTACAGACTACCAGTATTTTGGCAGATTGTTTGTTGAGAGCTTTTTTAGAAACTTTGAATCCTTAAGTTTACTCGAAGGCTGTATTGCATATAATTTAAGTAGTGATATAGTCTATCCAATCAAGTATAACGATTTGTCAAAAATTACAAGTGTAGATTACGAATTAGTAAAAGAAGATAGTTTAACCGAAGACACTGTAGGAATACATTGGTTTAATGGCGGCAATTCTGTTAGGCGAAAGATTGACGAGATAGATAAAGAATATAAATCAGATAAAACCTTAATGGGATATTGTTACAATAAGTATGAAGAATATATTAACAATTAGTGGAATTAGACCTGACTTCATAAGAATGTCGGAGGTCTTTCGTCGATTAGATGAATGCTCCAATATAGATCATCAATTGATACATACGGGTCAGCATTTTGATAAGATGCTATCCGATATATTCTTTGACGAATTAGATATTAGATCTCCAGATTTTAATTTAGAGATAGGTGGTCCCGGCAAGGAGCATTTTCACCAAAACGCGGAGTTGACTGTCAAACTTATAGAGCTTATAAGAAAACAAAATCTAGATCCTGATTTAATTTTATTCTTGGGTGACTCTAATTCTGTTTTGGTTGCGCCATCCTTAGCCAAAGAAGGGTATAAGGTTGGTCATATTGAAGCTGGTATGAGATCATACGATAGGAGGATGCTAGAAGAAATAAATAGGACGGTTTGTGATCATTCTAGCGAACTATTGTTTACATATCATGATGATTATACGGAGAATTTAGTTCGTGAAGGTATACCAAGACACAAGATATATAATGTCGGGAACACAATAGTTGAAGTTGCAAATAAGTTTAAGGAAGATATTACCAAGATAGAGAAAAAAAGAGACCACATACTGCTGGATATTCATAGACCTGAAAATTTTAAATGCCCAAAAAGACTACAGAGAATATTTGATATTGTAAACTATCTAAGTAGAAGTTATTCAATACCATGTATTTCTTTAAGGTTTCCACGAACTTATGATTTTATATCCAAATTTGGTATAAATACACACTCTATTGAACCAGTAGAGCTTATGTCATATAAAACATATCTACAGACAGTATATGATTGTAAGTTTATAATTTCTGACTCAGGAACCGCTCAAGAAGAACCCGCCTTATTTAAAATACCTGTTTTAGTTCCAAGAGATTTTACTGAAAGACCTTTATCATATCATACATTTTGTTCAAGGAAGCTGTGTTTGGATAGTGCTAGTATGTCTAATGATACAATTGATTATCTAGATACTGCGGAACAAAAAATGAACCCTAAATGGTTAGGGGTTGGTGATACATCGGACAAAATAATATCTATACTGGACAATAAACTTAAATGACTCAAAAATCTATTAAAATAGTAGTGCCTGTATATAATTGTGAAAAGTGGATTTCTAAAACCATAACCAGTATAAAATCGCAAACACATGAAGATTTTGAATGTTGCATTATAAACGACATGTCTACAGATAATACGGCAGATGTAATACAAGATTCTATTGATCTTGATAGAAGATTTAAATTTATAGATAATACAGAAAAGAAATATGCATTGAAAAATATATATGATGGCATTAAATTTATAAGTAGTAATGACGAAGATATTTTAACAACGGTTGATGGTGATGATTGGTTGGCTCACGATCATGTTTTGGAAACTGTATATAATGTCTACGAATCTACCAGTTGTTTGATAACATATGGCAATTTTTGTGAATATCCCTCTCAAAAAAAACACTTGGCATTCTCTACACCATATGATCAAGATATTATAGATAATAACACCTTCCGGAATACAGAATGGAAAGCTTCTCATTTGAGAACTTTTAAAAAGAAATTATGGGATAGAATAGATGTAGACGACCTTATTAATCCAAAAACAAATGAATTTTATGAAGTGGCTTGGGACTTAGCTTTTATGTATCCCATGTTGGAAATGGCAGGTAATAGAAGTGAAAATATAAGTGAAGTTTTATACATATATAATAAAGAAAATCCTTTAAGTGATATGTACATAAAAACACAAGAACAAATTTCTATTGCCGATGATATAAGAAATAAAAATAAATATTCAAAGGTAGATTTTGATGATAAGTAAATTGTTTAAATGGAATAGATTTGATTTACCAGCCAAATATCTATATGCTAAATTTAGACAAAATAAGATTAATTCTGATTTTGGTTTAGAAATATATAAAGAACATTTGAAGTTATGGAACGGATTTAAGGAATTTGATAACCCAAATAAAAATACATTTGAAGCTTTTAAGTTGGATTTTGATAATTTAATTGATGATATTAATTCTTTTGGATTTGATGGTGATAAGTCTAAAATTGTAATAGATGAAGATGGTTATTTAGTGAATGGTGCGCATAGAACTGTAGCTTGTGTGGTTAATAATGAAGAGGGCGTATTTCAAGTGGGGGGCGTTGGTCAAAAAGTGTGTGATCATAATATGTTTAGAAATATGGGCCTATCAGAATTTTATATGGACGCTATGGCATATGAACTTTCTAAATTGAATACAAATATGTTTGTAGTTTCTATATTCCCCAGAGCAGTTGGTTCTGAAAATGAAGTTGAGAATATTTTGGATGACTGTGGTAATATAGCTTACAAGAAAATTGTTAAGTTAAATCCCAATGGGGCTTTTAATTTGATGAGGCAAATGTATTATGGTGAAGAATGGGCAGGTGAGGCACATAATAATTGGCCGGGACTTAGAAGTAAAGCTTCTCTTTGTTTTACTAATGATAACCCTCTGAAAGTTTATTTAGTTGAATTTGATAATGTTGATATAGCACAAGAAACAAAATTAAAAATTAGAGATATATTTAAAATACAAAATCATTCAGTACATATTAATGATACACACGAAGAAACTATTAGATTAGCTAGAGTTTTATTAAATGATAATAGTATTCATTTTATGAATAATTCTGATTCACCCCCATATCAAAGTTTTCAAGAACAATTAAATTATTTTAAGAATTGGATTATACAAAATGGGTTAGATATTGAAGATTATTGTGTCTCTGCTAGTTCTATATTATCTATGTATGGTCTTAGAGAGGGTTATGATTTAGATTATCTTCATAATGGTTTAGTGATACAAGGTCATAATATGGTTCATAGCCATAATGAATATGGAATTGATAAATACCATACGCATAGAGATGATATAATTTATAATCCGTCCAATCATTTTTATTATGATGATATTAAATTCGCATCATTAGATGTTGTCAAACAACTAAAACAAAAAAGAATGGAACAAAAAGATATTAAAGATATAAAATTAATTGATGGGGTAATTAATGTTTGATTTAAGTAAATATGTAACTATTTCTATGACGACTCACATATTACCATCGACTGATATAATAGAGGAATGCATTGCATCTATTCGGGATAAATTTATAGGCATAGATGATTGTAAATTTGTAATTTATTGTGATAGTAGAATAGTTGACTCAACTAAAATATCATATGTAGAAAATTTAAATAAGTTAGAAAATGTAATAGTAGAAGACATATCTCACAGTGGTTTACAATCAAATTATATTAAAGGAATAGTTGATTCTTCTACACCTTTTGTATTTTGTTGTGAACACGATTGGATTTTTCTCAGAGAAATTGATTTATCTAAACTCATAAAAACTATGTTGGAGTATGATTTTATAAATTTTGTTAGATTTAATAAAAGAGATAATAAATATGCGCATATAAATAATCCCGAAGCAGGCGATACTTATTTTTGGGAAACTTATATAGAAGATGAACCCGATGTTAAAGAACAACAACTTATGAAAACTGATGCTATTGCTACCCACCCACATATAATAAGGGTTAGTAAATTTATGAATGATTGGTTTGATATAGCAAGTAAACCAGGGCCGATGACTGGACAAGTAGAAGTCAATCTATATAATAGATATACAAGTATTATAAAACGAGATGGTTTTACAAAAGCACAGAAAGATTGGGGTATCTACAATTATGGTGGTAGAAATGAAAAGAAAATAATAACACACTTAGATGGAAGTAATCATTATGTAGTAAATACATTAGACAAGGAGTTATAAATGATTAAAATAGAAAATGGTAAAAAATATTTAGTAACTGGTGGTAGTGGATTTTTAGGTGAAGAATTAATTAAAAGAATTATATCAAAAGGTGGTGAAGTTGTTACTATCTCAAGAGATGAAGGAAAGTTAATTAAGTTAAAACAGAAATATCCATCTATTGAAATATTAACAGGTGGTATATGTGATGAGTTTGATGTTCATCAGTCTATGAGTGGAGTTACTGGAATATTTCATTTAGCAGCATTTAAGCATGTTGGATTAGCAGAAACTCAATCAAGAGAATGTACTAAATCAAATGTTATAGGTTCTATTAATATTTTAGAACAAGCTGTTAATAATAATGTAGAGTTTGTATTAGGTATAAGCACTGACAAAGCTGCTCAAGTAGCAGGTGTATATGGTGCCACTAAATACATTATGGAAAAATTATTTCAACAATTTGAAAGAAATTATCCAAATACAATATTCAGAATAGTTAGATATGGTAATGTTTTATACTCAACAGGTTCTGTTTTATGTAAATGGAAAAAACTTCTTGAAGAGGGAAAAGAAGTTGTTGTTACTGAACCAGAAGCTACAAGATATTTTTGGACAATAGAACAAGCTGTTGATTTGATAGAGCAGTGCATGTCAGAAGCTACTGATTCATATCCATTTGTACCAGAAATGAAGTCGATGAGTGTTAGAGATTTATTAACAGCTATGTCTGAAAAATATTTGTTAGAAGGAGCCGAACTTAAAATAAAAGAAATCGGTTTACAACCAGGTGAGAATTTACATGAAAAAATATTAGAAGCCGGTAAGTATTCAAACGAAGTTGAAAGATTTACAATAGAAGAAATTAAGGGGATGATTTAATGAATATTTTGATACCAATGGCTGGAGCGGGTTCAAGATTCCAAGAGCAAGGGTATGAGTTACCAAAACCACTAATTGATGTTTGTGGTAAACCAATGATTGAAAGAGTAATTGAATCTTTAAGTAGTGAAAAAATTGAAACTAATTTTATTTTTGTAGCACAACAAGAACATCTGGATATAGGATTGAGAGATTATTTACAAGATAAAGGTTCAATAATTACAATTAATGAAATGACTGAAGGTGCAGCTTGCACTACATTGTTAGCACACGAGCTTATTGATAGTGATTATGAATTGGTTATTGCAAATTGTGACCAATATTTACAATGGAGTTTTTATGATTACATAACATATTCACGATTGTATGATGGATGTTTAGTTACATTTAATTCCACTAACCCACATCATAGTTATGTCAAAGTTAAAAAATCATTAGTAACCGAAGTAGCAGAAAAAATTGTAATATCGGACAAAGCGTCTGCTGGTATTTACTATTTTAAAAAAGGTAGTGAATATGTAAAATCTGCAAACCAAATGATTGACAAGGACATTAGAACAAATAATGAATTTTATATTTGTCCTGTTTATAATGAGTTACTTGATGGTGATAGTAAGGTATCCACTTATGAGTGTGATGTTAATAACAAACATATGTTGGGAACACCTGAAGAGTTAAGAATATTTTTAGATAAAATTGAAGATGAAGAGGTTAAGATATGAATAAAAAAATATTAATTTTTGGTGGGGAAAGTGATATTGCTACAGCAGTCAAAGATATGAATTCTGATACTATTCAAATTCCATATAAAGAATGTGATGTTAGAGATTCTGAACAAATATCAAAATGGTTAAGAGAACATAAACCTGATGTTGTTGTTAATTGTGCTGGGGTATCAAATGTTCAATTGGTAAAAGATTCAAATATAGACAAGTGGATACAAGAGATTGATGTTAATTTAGTTGGTAGTTATAGAATAGCTAGAGAGTGTGTTCAATTAGGTATCAACACTATGATATTTATAGCTTCGGTAGCTGGTAAGTATGGAAAACCAGAACACAGCGGCTATTGTGCTTCTAAAGGTGGAACTATATCATTGGTTCAATCTTTGGCTTTTGAGGGCTACGATGCCTATTCTATTAGTCCTGGTAGAGTGGACACCAAAATGAGAGAAATGGACTATCCAGGTGAAGACCCAAGAACAAGACTGACTACAGATGCAACAGCTTCGGTTATATTTGATTGCATTAATGGTAGATATGAACCAGGTGATAACATCATTTATCGCAAAAGAGGTTTTAGAACTTTAAGAAGAATAGATAAAGGTCAGCCTTGGAAAAAATATTTAAATGTTCAACCATACGGAACACCGAAAGAAATATAATGAAAATAGCTGTCTGTTTACAAGGATTATCAAGTGGTAAAAACCATATAGGTCATGAGGTTAAATTTACAAATTCTTACAAATATCTAAAACAAAATATTTTAGATAATAATTCTGTGGATATTTTTCTACACACTTGGAATGAAGATTTAAATACAATTGATGAAATAACAAATATTTATAAACCAATTTCCTCAATTTTTGAAAAGCAAATCATCTTTGATGAAAATACTAAATTACATATTACAAAAAGTCGTTGGTATTCTCATATGAAGTCTGTTGAATTAAAACAACAGTATGAAAAAGAAAATAATATTATTTATGATTTTGTAGTAGTTACTAGGTTTGATAATTGTTTTTTTATACCATTTTCATTTTCGGAATATGATAGTAATTGTTTTTATTCTTCTAATTGGGATTACCCACATAATCTTATTGGATTTTTAGATTACTGGTTTTTAGCGGATTCAAAGACAATGGATAAATTTTCAAATCTATATGATAAAATTGATGATTATTTAACATATATAGAATTATCTAGTCATGTGTTGTCTAAACATCATGCTAATAAATTAAATTTGATACAAAAATATATTTTCAACGAACATAGTGATTTTGGACTGGAAAGACAATTAAAATGATATTAATAAGTCATAGAGGAAATTTAGAGGGTAGAAATCCAGAACAAGAAAATAATCCATTATATATTTATAATGCATTAAATAAAGGTTTTGAAGTAGAAATAGATGTCTGGTATATGAATAATAGATGGTATCTTGGACATGATTCACCTGAACATGAAATAACTCTAGACTACTTAAAAAATAATAAATTTTGGTGCCATGCTAAAAATATAGACTCTTTAAATAGGATGTTAAAAGAGGGTGGCATTCATTGTTTCTGGCATCAAGAAGACGATGTGACACTAACATCTAACGGTTTTATGTGGACCTATCCAGGTAAACCATTAACTGATAAGTCTATTTGTGTTTTACCAGAGGAAAATAATCAAATTCCTAAAAAGGGTCTTGGAATTTGTAGCGATTGCGTTGTATACTATAAAGAGATACAAATAGGAGAATAATCGTGAAAAAAATATATTTTGCACCAAATTGGGGGATGACATCAGAACAAATGGTTAAAGATTACTCTAAACAATCTCCAAATAACTCCGGTGTATGGAAAAATATTTCAGTTACATTTGATGTGAATGAAGCCGATTATTTGATAATACAAGATAATTGTGATGATAATTTATTAAATGAATTTACACCAGAAAAAATAATTTATTTTTCCAGAGAAGCTTTATCGCCAGAATTAATAAACCAATATCAACCCACATCAGTTAATAGATTTTCTTTTTGGGATGGTACTGGTTATTTGTGGACTAAGTGGAATTATCCAGGGTCTTATGGTGGTATAGGTATGACATATGATGAATTGAAATCGGAAACTGAATCACCCGTCAAGAATAAAATTATAAGTTGTATACAGACTAATAAATCTATAACTGAACTTCATAAATTAAGAAAACTTTTTATAGAAACTTATTCTAAAAAATATGAAATTGATGTTTATGGGCCTATTTCTTGCTCTAATAGTATTCTGGAGAATAACAATAAAGTCAATGCGTTAGATGCGTATAGATATACATTCGCTTTTGATAACCAACTTCATATAAAAAATTTCGTTGGCACACAAGTTACTGATGCTTTATTGAGATGGGTTGTACCAATTTATTGTGGTGGTGGGGATTTGAATAAATATTTTCCAGAAAAATCATTTATACAAATGGATAAAAGTGATTTGAATGATATTGATAAAATGAATCATATCATAAATAATGATGATTTTGAAAGTAGATTAAATGATATTACTGAGGCTAGAAGACTTATAATGGATAAATATAATTTATGGCCAACTATTTGGGGAATAATAAATGGATAAAATATATAGTTGTTTGTATTGTGGTTCGGAAAAATATGATATTGTTTATGAATTTAATAAATTACCAAAGTTTAAACAAATAGGTAGTAAAAAAGATATAGTTAAATGCAAAAATTGTTCATTACAATATTGTTATCCCAGAAATTCAAATGAATCAATGTTGGATGTATATGAAAATAATTATTGGCAAGAATTTCAAACAGAAGTAGGGGAACTTCAAATAAAGGATAGAATTTCTGATTTTGAATATATCTCTAAGGAGAGAATTTCTTATATAAAAAAATTTAAAAGTGGTGGAAAATTTCTTGATGTAGGATGTTCTTGTGGATTTTTAGTTAATGAAGCCAATAAAGAAGGTTTTGATGCTTATGGTATAGATTTGAATATTAAAGATATAGAAATGGGTAAAGAAACATATGGTGTGAATTTGGCTAAATCTTTTTTGGGAGATTATGAATCATATGACTTTGATGTTATAACTACTTTTAATGTTATTGAACATGTATCAAATCCGATTAAATTGTTATTGGAAATGAATGAAAGATTGAATGATGGTGGTATATTAGTTATAGGTACACACGATGTAGATTGTAAAAATCACTTAATGGAAAAGGAAAATTGGAAACACATAATCCCAAATGAACATTTATATTTTTTTAATCAAAATACTTTAAACAAAATATGCTTTAAGACTGGTTTTGAAGTGATTTATAACAATAAACCTATTGAAAATAGTATAGTCGGTTATTATAGGAAGAGAGGACTTGATTTTTAATGAAAAAGATATATTCAAAAGTTAAAACAGATTGTTTATTATTAACATTAAATAGAAAAGAACATATAAATACAAACAGAACAGATTTAAGTCCTGAAGAGGAATATTTACAATGTGCTACGAAAACACTTACAAAAGGCATGAAATTTAAACCTCATAGACATAATGAATTAATTAGAACTACTGACATAACGCAAGAAGCCTGGGTTTTCTTAAGTGGTAGAGTTAGAGCTAAATTTTATGATTTAGATGACTCTCTTATATTAGATACAGAATTAGGGGCTGGCGACTGTGCTATAGTTTTTAAAGCTGGACACGGATTTGAGGTACTGGAAGATGATACTATGATATATGAGTTTAAGACAGGTCCGTATTTTGGGCAAGAAGCTGATAAAAGTTTTATAGAGGATACAAATGATTAAATACGATGTTAAGAAATTTCCATTTAGAAAAATGGTTAAAGACATTTTCCAAGTGGATGATTTAGAAAAAATACATACTCATTATACATATCCAACTGATATGTGTACTATGGCAGATAATTCTAATTCAATATATCATCAGAGATTTTATGATAAACTGAGAGAAGGTTGGCGTGATTTTATAAATGTATATGAAAATTTTATTAAAGAAGTGGTAGTAGAATCTATTGATGAGGAATTTATTTTTCAGAAAACACCTACGCTCAGACTTCATTTGGTTAATAATTGGGCTACACCAGAGTTTCATTGTGATTCACAAGATGGCTATAATCATCCAGACGGTGAGTGGAATTTCATCATACCATTGACTAAATGTTATGGAACAAATAGTGTATGGATAGAATCAGAACCTGGTAAAGGAGATTATAAACCTGCAATTATGGATAATGGAGATTTATTAAAATTCTATGGTAATAAATGTAGACATGGAAATAAAGTAAATAAAACAAGTAGAACAAGGGCGAGTTTTGACTTTCGTATACTACCATTAAGTAAATATAAACCAGAAAATTACACACAATCGGGAACACGAAATATGAAATTTGAAGTAGGTTCTTATTATAAGGAGCTAGAAGGACGTGAAAGTTAATCAATTTCAACCATTTATTGGCGATGAAGAATATAAAGCAATAAAATCTTGTTTTGATAATAATTGGATAACAGAAGGTCCAAAGACTAAAGAATTTTCTGATCGGCTTTTGGAGTTAACAGGCGCAAAATATGGCGTGTTCACACCGAATGGAACACTAGCGTTATATCTTGGTTTAAGAGCTATTGGTGTGTGTAGTGGTGATGAAGTTATAGTCCCAAACTTTACATTTATAGCATCAGCCAACGCAGTTGAAATGTGTGGCGCTAAACCAGTATTCGTTGATATAAATAAAGATGATTTACAAATCAATATAGAAGATTGTAATAGGGTTTTAACCAATAATACAAAGGCTATAATGCCGGTCCATATATTTGGTTTATCTGCTAATATGGATGAAGTTATGGATTTTGCTAATAAAAATAATTTAAAAGTTATTGAAGATGCGGCTCAGGCTATTGGAATAAAATGGGGTGGTAAGCACTGTGGAACATTTGGTGATGTTGGTTGTTTTTCTTTTTTCGCAGATAAAACTATAACTACTGGCGAGGGTGGTTTCGTAACGACTAGTGATGCAGATGTATATAACAAATTATTACTTCTACGGAATCAGGGTAGATTAAATCGTGGTTCATTTGTTCACCAAGCAATAGGTTATAATTTTAGGATTACTGATATACAAGCCGCTATGGGCTTGGTTCAATTAAATAAATTGGATGATATTATTGATAGAAAATTAAATCTGTTAAAAATGTATAAAGAAAAATTAGAAGGTGTTAGTGGTATTAGAATAATAGAACCAGATTCTAAATCTAATCATATTCCATTTCGTGTAGTTTTGATGTGTGATGAACCAGCAACTGATTTGATGGATGTATTTACAGATAATGATATAGAAATACGAACTGTGTTTTACCCATTACACAAACAACCTTGTTATAAAAATTTAGATGAGAGCCAAGATTGCATTTATGATAAAATATTTTCTAATTCAATTCACGCTTATAATCATGGCGTGTGCTTGCCATCATATCCAGAATTGGATGAAAACCAAGTTGACTATATTTGTAATGTTATAAAGGAATATTTTAATGTATAGCGGAAAGCTGGTAAAATATTACGATGATTTATATCATAATAAAGATTATACTATTGAATCTACATTTATAGAAAATAATTCTAAAGTAAATAAAGTTTTAGATATAGGATGTGGTACAGGAGCCCATATAAAGAATTTATATAAAGATGGTAGAATATTTTATGGAATTGACTCCGAGCATAAAATGTTAGATATAGCAAGTATTAAGTTCAGAAATCATTCTAATGTTTTTCTTAAAGGCTGTTATATAGAAGAATTTACAGAGGAGAAAGATTTTGATACTATTATTAGTATGTTTAATATTGTGAATCATATTTTAAACAGAAAAGATTTAGAATCATATTTCAAAACAATATCAGAATTATTATCATTTGATGGAACTTTTATATTTGATTGTTTTAATTCTGACACAGTTGTTGATGATGAAACGAGAGAGACGTTGAAGGAAATTGTTTCATCTGTAATAGGTGGAAGGTATCTCATAAAAAATAAAACCGATTTCGACTGTGATACTGGATATATGAAAATGTTTAATAATGTTAGAGTCTTTCATTTAGATGAAGAAGTAGATTCTTTTGATTACATATTAGAGCATAAGATATGGCTATCAGATTTTTTAAAAGAATTAATTGAGAAGTATAGTATGAAGGTAGAGAAAGTAGTTTCCAATTCCGATTATAATATGGAAGCTTCTACTGATGATTTAAAAATTACATTTGTCTGTAAAAAACAGCAGGGTAGATAATATGAAAAGAAAAGCTTTTATAACAGGAATTAACGGTCAAGATGGTAGCTATCTTGCAGAACATTTATTAGAAAAAGATTACCAGGTTTATGGAATAGTTAGACGAAATTCAGTTGCTGAGAATCAGGATAGTAGAATATATCATCTAGATAATAATTCAAATCTTAATATTGAATATGGTGACTTACTTGATGTAAGTTCATTAGAAAGAATTTTGGGAAATATTAAACCTGATGAGATATATAATATCGGCGCACAATCACATGTAAGAATTAGTTTTGATATACCACAATTTACAGTACAGACAAATGCATTGGGTGTGTTAAATTTATTAGAAGCTTATAAATTCCATTGTCCTGAAGCTAAATTCTATCAAGCGTCATCATCTGAAATGTTTGGAAGGTCTGTTGAAGAAGATGGGTATCAGAGAGAAACTACACGAATGGAGCCAACGAGTCCTTATGGTTGTGCTAAAGTATTTGGTTATAACATAGTTAGACATTATAGATTCGCTTATAATCTATTCGCAGTAAATGGTATTTTATTCAATCACGAATCACCAAGACGAGGTTCAAACTTTGTAACTAGTAAGGTTGTAAAGGCCGCTGTTAAAATTAAACTGGGTTTACAAGACGGTTTAGAACTTGGTAACATGGATTCGTATCGTGATTGGGGTCATTCAAAAGATTATGTTAGAGCGATGCATATGATCATGAATCATACAGAACCTGATGACTTTGTAGTATCTACTTGTGTTACTCATTCAGTTCGTGAAATGTGTGATTATGTATTTGGTTTATTAGATTTAGATTATAAAGACTATGTTACACAGAATGCTAAATTTTTAAGAGCGGAAGAACTTAAATATTTAAAAGGTGATTCAACGAAATTGAGAAATACTTTTGGGTGGGAACCTGAGTATACGTTTGAGACTATGATGAAAGAAATGACAGATCATTGGATGGAAATTTTTAAAACAGAAGCACCTAGTAAGGTCTGATATGAATATTTTACTTGTCGGCGGTGCTGGATATATAGGTGGTAAAACTACAGATACACTTATAGAGAATGGCTTAAATGTAACGGTTTATGATTCATTGGTTTATGAGGATCGTTTTTTAAAACCAGTAAATTTTATTTATGGTGATGTACGAGATACTGAAAAACTCGTTACAGCAAGTGAAAAGTTTGATGTCATCGTATTGATGGCAGCATTAGTCGGTGATCCAGCTTGTAGTATAAACTATGAACTAACAAATGAAATTAACTACGAATCTATTAAGCGATTCTGTCAAAAGGTTGACAAAAATAAACATTTAATTTTTATATCAACATGTTCTGTATATGGTGCTCAAGACGGCTTTTTGAATGAAGATAGTGATACCAACCCTTTATCATCTTACGCTACAACTAAGCTTAATGCAGAGAAGTATATTCTGGATAATGGCGGGACAGTATTTAGACTTGGTACAGTTTTTGGTGTTGGAGATAGTTATTCTAGAATCAGGATGGATTTAGTCGTTAATGTTTTAACCATGAAAGCGGTCAAGTATGGCAAGATAAATATAAACGGCGGTGAGCAGTGGAGACCTATAATAGCTGTTGAAGATATATCATACTATATATTAGAAGAATGTAATAGTAAGAATGGTGGACTTTATGTTCTTTCAAAGGAAAATGTAGTTATTAAAGATTTGGGTGAAAGAGTAGCGTCCTTGATACCGAAAACTAAAATTGAGTATAATGAAATATCATTCCAAGATGCTAGGAACTACAGAGTAGATAATTCAAAATCTTTAAACACATTCTCGTACAGACCAAAGATAACAGTGGAGGATGAAGTTCAAAAAATCTCATCTATCATCAGAGAATCTAGAGTAAAAAATGCTGAGTCTTCACTCTATAACAATGGTCAGTATATAAAGGGTATTTTATGATACCAAAAATAATAAATGGTGACAAATCTGTGGATGACCGTGGAATCGTGTCATACATAAATGAGTTTAAACTAAACGATGTAAAAAGATTTTATCAAATAACAAATCACAAAGTTGGTTTTGTGCGTGCTTGGCATGGTCATAGGAATGAATCTAAATTTCTTTTGTGTAATTCTGGATCGTTTAGAATTGGTGTTGTTGATTTAGAAACTGAAGAAATATATCAATTTTATTTAACTTCTACTAAACCACAAGTCTTGTTTATTCCATCTGGTTATGCGAATGGTATACAAAATTTAACATATGAAAATCTTGTAACCGTATTTTCAACATCTTCTATAGAAGACAGTTTAGATGATGATATTAGATTTGATTGGGATAAGTGGAATATATGGCAAATGGAGGACTTTAGATGATACATGTACTAGGAATTAATGGAATGCTTGGTAACTATGTTTACAGTTATCTAAATACACAATCCGACTGTAAGGGATACACTAGATCAGAGTTTGACGTTCTTGAAGATATTGCGGAGCTAGATAAATTAAATGTTTGCGAGAACGATGTTGTAGTAAATTGTATAGGGGTTATAAAGCCGCAGATAGAAAAAATTGGTGAAACTAACTCGTTTATCATTAATAGTTATTTTCCAAATGTTTTAGCTGATCACTGCGAAAATAAAAAAGCAAAACTAATACACATAACAACTGACTGTGTGTATTCTGGAAAAACTGGAGATTACGATGAGAATTCATTACCTGATGAATTCGATACTTATGGTTTAAGTAAGAAACTAGGTGAACCCAACAATTGCTGTGTTATAAGAACATCAATTATTGGGGAAGAAAAACATACCAAAAGATCTCTATTGGAATGGATAAAGAGTAGTTCGGGTAAAGAGATAAAAGGGTTCACGGATCATTTATGGAATGGTGTAACATGTCTAGAACTATCTAAAGTAATTCAAAAAACAATCTGTGAAGATTTGTTTTGGCGCGGCGTAAGACACATTCATTCACCAAATTCAGTTTCAAAATTTGAATTACTAAACCTTGTAAATCAAGTGTACGACCTAGATATAAAAATTGCCCCAGTTACTTCAAATAGTTGCTGTGATAGAACTTTATCTAGCATACACGATACATCATCTGAGTTATGCTCAAAAGAAATAAAAGAACAAATAAAAGAAATGGTATGATTAGAACAATTAAAAAGACAGATCTAGATAACCCCTTTAAAGGATTAATAGCTGGATGTTTTGATATAATCCATCCGGGTTATATAAGAATGTTTCAGGACGCAAAAACGGTTTGTGATCATTTGATAATTGCATTACAGTCCGATCCAACTATAGACAGGCCGGAAAGCAAGAATCCCCCCATATATTCTGTAGAAGAAAGACTTTTAATTATTTCAAGCATAAAGCATGTAGATGAGGTGGTTCAATATTCTACAGAAAAAGATCTTTATGATTTATTGAAATCATTAAAAGAAAAAAAACGTATAGATGTTCGGATACTTGGCAGTGACTACATCAACAAATCTTTCACTGGAGATGACTTACAAATACCTATTCATTTTCATAACAGGGATCATACTTGGTCTGTGTCTAATATTAGAAGACGTATCATAGAGACAACAATATCATGAAAGCAATAGTAACTGGCGGTTGTGGGTTCATAGGTTCTAACCTTGTTGATTCACTTGTGGAAAAAGATGTTGAAGTTATTGTTATAGATAATGAATCGGCAGATTGTCATGATCAGGTTTACCAGAATAATAATGCATCATATTATAAGTATGATATAAATGATTATGATTTGATAGAACCATTATTTGCAGATGTTGATTATGTGTTTCACTTAGCGGCAGAAGCCAGAATACAACCAACTATTGAAAACCCAAGACTTGCAATGCAAACAAATGTTCTTGGCACATGCAATGTTCTAGAAGCCTCTAGAAAACATAATGTCAAAAGGGTAATGTACTCATCTACTTCTTCAGCTTATGGATTAAAGAATGATCCACCGCTTATGGAAACTATGGCTAGAGATTGTTTAAATCCATATTCAGTTTCAAAATGTGCAGGGGAGGATTTATGCAAAATGTATCACAGTCTTTATGGACTAGAAACTGTTATATTTAGATACTTTAATGTGTATGGGGAGAGACAACCAACAAAAGGTCAATATGCGCCGGTAATTGGTATTTTTCAAAAGCAATATGCGAATGGTGAGCCGATGACCGTCGTTGGTGATGGGTTGCAGACTCGTGATTATGTTCATGTCTCAGATGTTGTAGAGGCTAATATCCTTATGGCTTTACATGAAGATAAATCTTGCTTGGGTGAAATTTTTAACGTGGGAACCGGTAACAACTATTCAGTTCTGGATATAGTGTTTATGATTGGCTCTGAAGATGCAGACTATGCACATATTCCAAATAGATCCGGTGAGGCGAGACATACACTAGCCGATAACAAAAAGTTAAAATCTTTTGGGTGGAATTCTAAAGTCAATCTTAAAGAATGGGCAAGGGGTAATTATGATTAGAGGAATAAGAAAAACAGATCTCAATAACTCTTTCTTTTCTTTATTAGCCCAACTATCTGGAGAAGTTACGTCTTACGACGTAGATCATTTATGGAATGAATACACTAAACATTCAAACTATATTACATTTGTTGATGAGGTTAAAGAAACGGGTCAGCAGGGGAGAATAGCCGCGACATCCAGCGTGCTGATCGAGGACAAGTTTCTTCACTGTGGTAGTCGCGTCGGTCACATCGAAGATGTTGTGGTAGACAAGGATGCTCGTGGGACTGGATTGGGTCAGAAGATTGTTCAGCACTGTATAGATTACTGTCGTGGTGCCGGTTGTTATAAAGTTATTCTAGACTGTTCAAACAAGAATGCGCCATTCTATATCAATTGTGGGATGTATCTGAGCGAAAACTGTATGAGAATAGATCTGTGAGATTTAAAACTTATGGGATAGTTTCTGGTTATTTTAACCCCGTTCATCGCGGTCATATAGACTACTTTGAAGAAGCACAAAGAAATTGTGACTACCTCTTTGCCATCATAAATAATGATGAACAGGTGAAGGTTAAAGGTTCCAAACCTTTTATGGATGAGCTTGAAAGACAGAGGATCATATCATCCATAAAGTACGTTGATGAAGCTATTGTTTCTATGGATACAGATTCGAGTGTTTCTAAGACAATAAAATTTATCACAACTATAGTAGAGAGGAAGGACGGTGATTACATTATCCGCTTCTTCAATAGTGGTGATAGAGACTCGAACAATTACAATTTTTCTGAACAGGATATTTGTGAGAAGTACGGGGTGATACCGTTCTTTCTGGA